CTGCGCCTTGTCCGCGTCCGTCATTCGCAGCGTGGCGACAATCTCGCGCTTCAGGTCCGTGCCAGGGTCGCTGTCCTCATGCGCCACGTACCAGCCGATCTGGGCCAACACGATCGCATCGGCCTCATCCGCCGTCATCTTGGGGTAGTCGTAATCCAGGAGCGACTTCGCGTAGGCGACCGGCTTCTCGCTGCCACTGATGCCCGCCCATCGTTTGAGCGTCTGGTTGTGGACGGCGAGCAGTGGTATCTCCCGCTTCGCGCAGGCATGGATCATCACGCCCGCGATCTGGTAGAGGATCATGCCCGAAGGACGTACCTGAACTGGTGTCTCGTAGACCACGAGATCGGGCCTGACTAACCCCTCGATGTGAAGCCGGAACTGCTCGTACCAGGCGCAGAGCGTTTCCGGTGTGCCATTCGCCTTGATTTTGAACTTATCAGGGCAGTAATAGGGACCATTACTGATACTGATGTTGGTGTAACAAATGCCAGTCTGAGTTTTCGACTGGTCCACGGCGAGGATTCTCAATCAGACACTCCCGGCTAAAGTTTGGGAACTTGTCCCTAGCACACCCGCTAGCGCACAAGACGTAGGCAGGGGTTGAGACGATGGGCCGTCTGACAGCGGCCCGTCAACCGATGAAGACCAGTTGACAAGGTGTTTGTCACGGATATTGAGCGCGGCATTCCGATCGGCATTAGCACGATGGCCACACGTACGACAGACAAACGCAGATTGGCTCTTACGGTTACCTCTGTGAACGAAACCGCAAGCGTTGCATTGCTGACTGGTATGGCGAGGATCGATTCCGACCACACGGCAGCCCAGTGCTTCGGTCTTGTATTCAAGGAAGCCTTTGAGCTGCGCGAACGACCAGGAGTGAAGTCGTCGCTTGGCCTCTCCCCGCCGCGCCTTCACTCGCGTTCGAATGTTGGTCAGGTTCTCCACCACGACGGTGGTTCCCGGCGTGATGCCTTGCAGAATGCTCTTGCTCAATACGTGATCGCAATCCCGTCGGAACCGTGCGTCACGGCCCGCGAGGCGTCGAAGGTGGCGCTTGGCGCTCTTCGTGCCTTTGGCTTGCAGTTTTCGCTTCAGGCGGAAGCGGCGCTTGCTGACTTCACGCCAGCGCTTCTTGCCGTGCATCCTTCCGTCAGATGTCACGGCGGGGCGGCAGACGCCCAGATCAACACCAATCGCCTGCCCGTTGTCCACGAACTCGGGCGTTGGGATACTCAGGCAGACATGAAGCGTAAATCGCCCCTTGCGGTAGACCAGATCGGCCGTGCATATCTTGTTACCAGTCACCGGCTTGGCGTAGGCAGGGACATCGAAGTCGATCTTCTGGCGGCCGGCCGTTGTGGACAGGTTGACAATACCAGTCGCCCAGTCGATTTTGAACGTGCGAACGTTGAACCGTGGCGGGCAGAGCATGGACGACGGGCAGTTGACCTTGCGGCCCTGCTTACTGCGCGTTATAGCGGACTTGATCGCCTCCGATGCCTTCTGGCGAGCCTGAATATGCAGGTTCGAATTGAGATCTGGTACCAGAACGCGGCAATCGCGATAGGTCAGTTTATGAAGCGTGTAGGCATTGCCTTCACGCAGCCGCCATCCTTCAGCGCAAACATGGTTAAACGATACGGTAAACTGCTTCATCGTTTCAAGCAGGATTTTCGATTGCTCTGGTGTCGGTTTTAACGGAATGCGTATCGTTCTGTCCACATGCTTATTATAGCATACGATCAGACGTTTTTGTTAACAAGATAAGGGATCGCACGGTAGGAATGCCGCCCCTCAATGCGCCCACCCCGTCATCTTCCACCAATGGTACAGTGATATCGCCGCGCCCATTAGAAGCATTATGCCAAAGGTTTTGAGTATGTATTTGATGTCTTTATCCATGGACGACCCTTTCCGCACACGAGAAACAAACGATAGCGTTCAGATGTCGATAGCCAATTGCTCCGACTCGGTTGCCGCAGGCGCAGTCAGGCCATCCGTCGCCGTTGTACCTCGGCTCGACCTTCTGCGGCTTCGGCTTCTTCTTTCCTGCCTTATCCGTTCCGTGTGCTCCCGCGACTTCATCTCGATCAGCCTGTTGAGCGAGCGTAACGCCTCGCACGAACCGGGTTCGCATGTGTCAAACTCCTGCTGGGCTTTCGCCAGGTCGCTGCTCATCGACTACCTCCAATCTCAGTCCGTATTGGTCACAGCACAGGCCATTCGATCGCATGAATGCCCGGTCGTTGGCGTAGATTATGGTGGGACTGACGCCCTGCACACTGACCGTTTCGTGGTAATCTCCGCAATAGCCAAAACTGTTCAGGTAAACAAGCTCGGCCTTGTCACCAGCCTTGAGGTCTTTCAGCGTCATTTCCAATCACTCCCATCCATCCCCGCCACCACTTCCCTCGGCCTACGATCCTTCAGCCCCATCTTCTCCCGCACCGTCAGCCTGCGCGTACTGACGATCTGGCCCTTGACGTCGCCTCGCCAGAAAAACGCTGACCCGTGCAGCGTGCCGTGCGCTAGGGCATCGGTCAGGCGATAGGGCTGGTCCATGTCGCCTAAGACGTAGCGTTCGCCGGGCTTGAGATCGCAGAGGCGGATGGGGCGAAGAGGGATGATCATCGGCTTGCCGCCTGCATGAGCGCGGAGTTGTAATAGTGCCGGTCCCATTCGACACACTGTTCAAGCGTCATGTTGTCGATGTCGGTACCATCGTCATCATAGAAGTCGCACCACTTTTCGTCCTGCTCGTCCGGGTCAAGTCCTTCATCCCAGATAACGACACCGCCTGCATTCGAGAAGTCCGGCTTGATGTTATGCTTGAGTTGGAAGAGGTCGTACTGAGCCAGTGCTTCAAGCAATAACTTGGCATCGGAAAGAGAGTTCAGCATTACCTTAAAGGGCGTCATGGGCACCTGTGGAACCCACCAGACCATAAGCTTCGGACCTATGCGGCATCCCGCTTCCAAGTTGATCGCGTCCTGTTCGGTCATTCGCTCACCTCCACGCCCACCAAAATCCGCCTCAGTTCCCGCACATACTGCACGCCAAGCCTAGCAAGCTCCGTCTCGTGCTTTGCCTGCGCCACGGTCTTCTCAGCCTCGTGCAGCGCCGTCGCCGTCTCTTCGGTCAGCAACGAAATCCGCGCTTCCCGAACGCCGTCATTCGCCCCAAGCTCCTTCGGCTTGCCGGCGTATTCGAGCACGATGTTCATCACGGCATCACCGTGAGCCTGTTTGGCTTCGGAGAGGGCCGCAGCGGCTTTGTGCTCGGCTATGAGGGCGTTACGCAGGATGCAGTACGCTTCTGTCCAGTCGTCAGCGAGGGACTGACGTGTTGTCTTGAATTCCGGCGCAGGAAGTTCGATTGAGTAGATGCGGCCTGATCCGCCACAGTTAGAGCAGTCATCTTCGCCTTTGTCGTCGAAAGGGTCAATGCCTTTACCGTTGCAGGCGGGGCATTCGATTGAGACTTGGGTGGTCATCATAGTCACCTCCTGGGATCATCCGCATCCGCCGGCATCACCGGCCTAGTGCTGCACTGCTTGCGCCCGACTAGCAGGTAAGTGTCGTACCGATCGTTGAGCGTCTGGTGCAGCACGTCCTTCATGGCCGGGAACATCGCCGCATAGGTCGCTTCGAACCTGTGGTCCGTATCCCACATGAACCAGCAGGGAGCGTTTTGGCACTCCAACAACCAGTGATACACCCCTTTGAATTTTTCCTGGCTGGCTTTGACGGATTGCTGTCCGCAGGAAGGGCAAATACCGAGCTTGACAGTTGCATTAGTCGCTGATGACATCCCAATCCCCCTTATCAAGAACGACTTGGATCATTGCAACCCCGTCGTTGTATTGATAGATTTCTCTCACTTTAGCGCCTGGAAGGTAGCCACAGATCCATTCGACGTATCCGCCAGCATCCGCCACCTGCTCTTGCGTGACATTATCGCGATACCGGCACATAGTAGCCGTTATTGCGAACCTTGTCCTTGACAGGCGATCCCAGAACGTCTTGACCGCCTGCATACGCTTGTCGTAAAGTGGTCCACTGAAATCCAGCCACGCTGCGTTTGCGCTCAAGCGATTGGACTGCAACAAATCCTCTACTCTTGCCCGGTAAAACCTGATGCGAGGGGTCGAGTACGTCGCAGTGGCCCAACTAGGCGATTCGTAGTGACGGATCGTTTCATGAATGCCACGTAAGGGTATTTGAAAGAGTGCCCCGCGATATATGGCCTCGTCCGACTCGCAAGCATGAACCATCAACGTGCTTCCACGCTTTGCAAAAAGCTCTCGCTCGAATATCCACTCAAGACCGGGGAGTGTAACCATGTTCAGAGGGAACGGGATTTCGTTCAGTCCGAACCAGCGAATGATTTTCTCCCTTGCCATCGTTTTCTCTTGCGTGTTACACTTACGTGCGAACGCGATGCCAGACCTACTGGTCTTGTTCCTTATTAATCTGTCGGATATTATGTTGACTCCAACATCGCAGAGCCTTCTATCTGACAGTTTGTCAATGTCCGATTTGTCGATTGTTTCTACAATCACCCCGTCAGGTATAATCAATTTGGCGACCTCACCCCTTCTGATGTCTTTTCGGAAGGGGCTTTTTCTTTTGCCCCGCGCCGCCGACTGCAACAACGACGCGGGGTTCTTTTCCACGGAAGGTCCTAATTGTCAGTCGATGATTGGCGACTGAGCCTTTCGTCGTATAGGCGGCCGTTAAGAGTGGCCGTCCATATTGCCCTCCTCTTCTTGGGCCCCATGGTTTAGCTTCCCTCGCCTCGGCTCGTAATCCTGGCAATCCTGCTTATGGTAGAGCCTTGATCGCTTCCCTATCAGCCGAGTCCGGATGCGTGATCGCCCAGCCCTGCGGTAAGCCGCCCATTGCAACGCCTGTCGCGTCAAGCCAGTCAAGGCGATCGCATCCTCTAAGGTTATCCAAGGCCCGATGTCCTTCATGCTCTAACTATACCACGATATCTCTTTGCCGTCAAGCAAAATTATCTTGCATTTTTCAAAGGAGTGTGCTATGATTGTTGAGGGGGCTAATATGCTCTACGATGAACATTGGTACACCGAAGTTGACCGCATTGAACGAGTCATTCGCGGCTACGATCCCGGCCCGTGGACCGACGCCCAGGAGCAATACCTGGAGCGGGCGTACGAAGAGGGTCTGACGCCACAGCAAGCGGCTGAGGGACTGGCAGGATTGACAGGAGAGGAATGATGAAGCATAAAATAGGTCCAAGTGTGATCACTTGTTTGAAGCGCGATTTGGCAAAGCAGCGGATTGTTGTTCGTCAGCTTTTGAGAGACTGTTTTGAGCGGCCTTGTGTAACGAACACGAACGCAGTAATGGATGCGCTTGCGGTTTACAAGGATACCTATCTGCAATTGGAGGATGAGTATGATGGCAAAGCGCGACAGAGGCAAGCCAAATGACACCCGAACAACTGAACGAGATCGAACGGATTGCGAAGGCAGCAACGCCTGGACCATGGTATGTTCATACTAGCATCGTGTTCGGCGATAAGATTCACAATACGCGCATTGCTACTCCCCAATCTCCCAACGGGAATTATCCGGTCGATGCCTTCCCGCACAACGCGGCGTACATCGCCCGTCTGGACCCCGCAACGACACTCGCGATGGTGGCGCGCATTCGGGAGTTGGAGGAGGCGATGAAGCCGTTTGCCGAAGCGGCGAATGCTGAGACTCGTTACGAGATCATACATCACCCAAATGACAAGGCGTGTGTGTTGACAGGAGACAGCTACTTCCCGTCTGGTGTGAAAAGGGCTACATATGGCGACCTTCGGCGTGCGGCTGCTGTGTTGCGTGGGGAGAAGAAGACAGATGGCGACAACTGAAAAGGAATACGCCGGATGGGGCAAGCCTGGACTGGCAAAGAAGTTCCACTACTTCAATAACAGTACCACATCCATATGTAGGCGTTGGTGGTGGCCAGAAGCGTCACAGAATGGTGCTTTGGAGACCGGCTGGGACGTGCATAAGGAGAACTGCGCGCAGTGCCAGAAGCTCAGAAAGAAGGAGATCGATGCCGACAACTGAACGGAATGTTGCCGAGATGACCGACGACGAGATCAACGCCGAGCTAGACCGGTTGCTCGGGGTGAATCGGACGGCAAAACCCGAACCGGATTGTCCTGAGTGTGGGGTTGGTGTCAATCGCCCGAAGTGCCTGTTTGAGATGGGACCGTCGTGCCCAAGGCATGAACTTATGGCTGCGTGGAGGAGATCCCAGAAGCCGACGCCCTACTGCTCGTCGTGGGAACGCGCGATGGCGATGGGCGAGGAGATGGAGAAGCGTGGGCTAATGAGCAGGTATGTAGACGTGGTGTATTGCTCTGTTGACGGCGCGGGGATAGAAGAGTTATTCAACGCCATGCAAGCAAGCCGCATGATTCGAGCGGAGACGGCTTTGACGGTGCTGAGGGAGGCGCAGAGCAATGCCGACAGTAGTCAATAAGAAATATCACACGCCTACGGATCGCGATATTTATATCGGCAGACCATCGCCTTTAGGAAATCCATTTACGCATAAATTAGGTAAAACCCTGGCAGTGTACTTACTTGACAGTCGCGATAAGGCGGTGTCAGCCTATAGGCATTGGATCATACAGGAGATAGAGAATGGTAACAACGATGTGATTAAGGCCCTAGATGCCATCAAGGAAGATAGCATTCTTGTTTGCTGGTGTAAACCAGAACGATGCCATGGTGATATTATTGTGGAGATCTGGAGAGAGCGCAATGCCGAATAACAAGCCGTGGGCAGCACAGGGTCTATCTTATGCAAAGAGGGCTGAGGCTCTTGAGACTTGCTTAATCCTTCAGGAATTGGATATCGATAAGATAGAAGAGGCTATCGAAGCGGCGGTGCGGGATGCGGAGCCGCAGTGGATACCTGTGACGGAGCGGCTTCCGAGTGTCTATGAGCGTGTTCTCGTACGATGCGCAGGAGATCGTATCCATATCTGCTATCTGGATGAATGGAATCAGTGGCGTTACGGATCGAATAATGAGTCTATCTATGATAACTCAGTCTCCCACTGAATGCCGCTGCCCGACCCGCCGAAGGAGCAGTCATTGTGACCGATGACGAACGCTATCAAATCCTGCGTGGTCGTGAAGCTGTTTGCGGCACGAAGCATAAATACTACCGTTACAACAAGGCCAATCTCGTTGCTCTGAGCGTCTACCAGTGCCACGGTGAGGAGATGGTGCCGTACAAGTGCTATTTTGTGGCAGTTACCACGTAGGGCATAAGCCGGACATTCAAGGCTTTCTGCGGCGGTATGAGCAGGAGAGGATCGCGAACGGTGGCTGGTTGCCTGCCGTGCCGTTCGTGCCGGAATACAGGAGGAAGAAGCTAAAGCCCCAGATTGCCATGTATGCGCTTCCCGAGCCTGTGCATGTGATGTCGGGTAAGTCACAAGAGGCGCAGGAGCGTGCGGTCCGTCATGAGGAACATCAACGGATTGTGTCGAAATCATGGCAGAAAGCGTGCGACGACGGATGGAATCAGCGTTTAGGGTGAACGGACCGAAAAGGAGAACCACCATGTTATCTCAGATTGATAGTTACGATTGGGAAGAGGCGTTCAAGTACAGTTACAACATTGCGCCTGTTCTGGACGACGATGCCGATCAGACCCCATTTTCGCGCGAGGATGTCTCCGAAATCATTGCGATCGAAGACGGCGAGAACGATGGACCACCATGGATCGGCCTATTCCGCCTTCACGATGGCCGCTATGCTTTTCTGAGTGCGGGGTGCGATTACACAGGATGGGATTGTCAGGCAGGTGGAAACTCTGCTGTTGCAAACGACTTACAGAAGCTCATTCGGTTCGGCATGGGTGACTATGAGAGAGAAAGACTACACCTGAGTCTTGAGTAGCGGCCGAAGGGTGAAAGGAGGTGATGTCTTGAGCGAACCCGCCAATCTTAGGCGACCGTCAACCATAGGTAGATAGCGGCCGAAGCGGACTCAACATTCGCTTCGGCCGTGTAGCTAGCGGGCCATGCCATTATAGCACGGCAAATGTCAGCGTGGCAAGCTGATCCAACCGATGACCACGACTGAGCATGACATTCCACGGACGGCTACACGGCCCTCGACCGCCCGCGCTTTCCAAAGTGCGACCATTCTGACAAACCCACACATGCCCAGTCTCGTCCAATACATCTGGATGATGAACGCAAATACGGATATGACCGTCGTTCAGTGCACAGTTCTCCCGATCCGTGATCTTGTACCCGTGCGCCTTCAGCCATTCGCCTTGATTGTACGAGCCGTCCACAATGCGGACAGAGCCGCCCGAAGCGTAGGCGAGGGTTGTACGCACGAAGCCAGAGCAGTCGATCTCCTTGAACTTGATCGGAAGCTTGCCAATCAACGCTTCGGGGCATTTGGAACCGAATCCGTACCTAACGCCGTGATCCTCGCACGCTTTTAGGTACTCCCACAGTTTGAGTGGATCGATCGACATGTTCGTGTATCCTGGGATCATCGTTTCTCCTAACTCGCCACTTGGCCATCCGACCCGACGACGGGGAACTGCTGCGGTGGCGTTGCAGGAGTCGCCAGCGCCACCTTCTGGATGTTGTTCGTGTTGTCCCTGGCCTGCGTGCGCAACTCCCCGATTGCTTCCTTGATCGCGTGGACGTCCTTGATAAGCTCTAAGATAGTGGCGGTTATCTTAGGGGCGAGGATCGTTACCACGGCGATCCAGGCGAGGATGAGTGTTTGCGTCTCGTTTGGTGTCATGCTGTAGCCCCCGGCGTTGGTGCAGTCTGAGCAGCCATCGCCCCGTGAATGGCGTTCAGGATGAGTGTATGTGTATGTGTCAGGTTCCACAGGACATCGACCAGGAAGCCGGCCTTCGCCGTGTGGTCCAGGTATTCGCGCAGACCGTGTCGCACGTCGCCTTCAACCTGATTCGTCAGCGCATCACCGCTCAAATCATAGTGAGCCATCAGTGATGTCGTGACGAGAATCGTTATGATATGAAACAGCACTTTCGGGTTCATAACATGTCCTCCTCTCCCGCCTTTCGGTTTTGGAACAATACCGGGTGCCCGAGTTCGCCCTTCCGCTGTGCCTCCTTGATGGCTTCGATCCGGGCGAGCGCCGCTTCCAACTCCCCGCTCTTCGCCGCAATCTTCGCGTCCCTATCCCTAAGTTCAGCCTGGAACTCGATGTCACGATGAATCAGCACAGCCTTCTCAGCCTCAAGCTGTGCTATCTGCTGCGTCAGCGTGAAGACTTTGGCCTCCAAGGCAAACTTCTCGGTACTAAGCTCTTCGATCTTCCTGTTCGTCTCGGCCCTGAACTTGTCATTATCGGCCTGCATCGTGTCGGCGCGCTGCTCTACCTTGCTCAAACGGTCCTGCGTCAGCTTGAGCATTTCGAGGACTTCGTCCTTCTTCGCCTTACGCAGCGAGTCCTTCCGTGACACGAACCACATCACCAGGGAGCCGAGGCCAGCGGACCCGATCCATTCCAAGGGTTTGGTCAGGTCAAGCATTGCATTGCTCCTTGTGGACGATACGTTCATAGAGGGACGCTCTTTTATACAAGATAGACGGACGGGCGTTGTTTTGTTACAGGTTATCGGCTATTGCGCGTTTGTCGCCACTCTTCGATCGGATTAACACCACCCTCTGCCGGTGTGTTGCGTGGGATGGGCAGCAAGGTCGCCGGTTCCGGGTACGGGAACTCTGGCAACGTCTCCCTGGCTCCTGGGATCGCCCGCTTCAGCGCGTTCCAGATATACTCCGCGAACTGGTCGGTGTTGATGTTGCGCATCGAGTGGGACGGGTCGAATTGCCCTGCCGCCGCACGGATCACGGAGGGGATCTGCGTGCCAAGGATCGCTGCCGTGGCCTTGGCCTGCCATGACGGCCTCCCCGGTCCCGGTGGGGCCGTATTGAACATATTGTGAACCGTTTCAAGACCGCTTGCGTACGGGTTTTCGGACACCGATTCGCCGATCTGGCCCATGTTCGGCAGGGAGCCTAAAATCCGGTCCTTCAGGTCGCCATCGGTCTCATCCCAGTTTTTCATCCCGTACGCGCCGAGGAAGAGCGGCGTGGCGTACGGCCCGAGAACGCGCCCGACTTCCCAATTCCGCCCGAGGTTGACGCTCCCGTATTCGCCCTGGCTTGGCTGCGGCGGGTTGATGATTCCGGGCTGGTACCCCATAGCCCCCGCCACATGCAATCCCGCGCCGATGATACCCCGCGCGGCCACTTTGTAGAGATGCGCGCGTTCCATAGCTGGCATGGCCTTCACCGCCGCCTTGAAGTCCGACAGGCTGTTCAGCGGCAGTCGGTTGTCTCTCGCGAATGAGGAGACTTGCCCGTACACGGAAGCCACGGCTCCGACAGGCGTATGCTCCAGCGCCCGACCTCCGATGTTCGACGCCACCGTGGCGAACGGCACGACCGGAGTAGCCAGCGGGCCGAGCATCTTTGCCACCTTTGCCGCCTTGTTCGCATTCTGGAATGTCTGCTCCTGCCTCAGCTTCACGGCATTGTCGAGCACCTTCTGCGTCGGGTGCTCGTACAGTTCCCGCGCCCTGGTTCGAACCTGTTCCGGCGTCCACTTCTCATTGCGGGCTTCCATCTCGTCGATTGCCGCGTAGTGGGCCGCGTCCATCTTCATCATTTCGTCAAGGCCGACGCTCACCGCGTGCCAGACAGCCCCGTGCATACGTCCAGGGAACCGGCCGACTGCACTTACGGCATTCCCGACCTTGCCGCCATTGCCCACGGTGAACTCCTGATGGAAGTCGGAACCAGGGATGTGCAGCGAATCCGCGCCCGAGGTCGCAAGGGCAGTCGGTCCCTGCGTGAGATACTGCCAAGATTCGGTGCTGCCCTTCCTGCCGCCCGTCGCCAAGCCTTTCGCCTGGCTGAGACTGCGCGCAATGGCTTCGGCGATCATCTGAGGATCGGCGCTTGCGTGCAAGCCACCGCTCAGATGGTCCGCGATAGCCTTCGCAGCCGTGTTCTCCACCCCTGCCGAGATCAAGTGCGAGTAGAGCGCGACGGCGAGGGAGCCGGGGTTCGACAGCATCGCATTCTGCGTATAGAGCCGATTTGACGCTACCCACCCACGCGGGGCGAATCGATTGAACAGGTTGCTCAGTGCCTTGTGATCTCCATCCGGCAGTTTGTCCATCGCCGCGTCTACAGTCTTCATGCGCTCTTCCGGCAACTTGGAGGCAAGCTGTTCCCGGATCGCCCCCTTCGCCGCCTCAAACGTCTCCAGCTTCGAAGCTTCGGCCGCGCGCTTCATGGACGCCCTGGCCTCAGCCGCGATAGGGGCCATGGCCTGTGTCAACTGGCTCCGCGTCCCTCCCGTCCTTGGCACGGCTGCCTCGGCGAACGCCGTCGTCACTTCGTCCGTTTCCTGTGGCGTCAACGACTTCGGCCCCTGGGCCACGAGTTTATCGTACAGGTCTTGTGGGAGGGAGGACCGGAAGTTGTCGGCCGCTTCGGCGCTGCCAAGTTGAGACGCCATGTGACGGTCGAAAAGTTCGTCGTCGGTCTTGTCGAGCGGCGGTTCCTCATGGAGCGCGGAACGCAGATATGTATCTGTGTCAGGCTGAACTTTGTACCGCTCCGATCGGTCCTCCACCAAACCGTAACCGTACGGGTCTTTCTCCTCCGGTGGTGGTTGCTGCTCCGTATCGGGTTGCGCGGCGTACCTCTCCGAAAACTCCTCACCCTTGCCGAAGTCACGAACGAGCTTCGCGGCCCTATTAAGCTGCGCCACGGCTATATTTGTTTGCCTCTTCGTCGTCCCTTCCGGCGCATATTTGTCATACAGTTCCGCAAGACGATTCAGTTCATCTTCCGTCAGTGCTCTGCGGCCCATCGCGTTAGCGACATCGCGCATGTCCGGCCCGCGAAGATCGTTCAGGAAGGCGTCAGCGTTATCCTTCAGCCCCCGCCGAACGCGCTGGCCGAAAACATCTTGCTCAGATCGTGGCAAGGGCGTTTTTTGTTCTTTGACCTTCGGCTCCGTGCCCTGCTGTCCTTTCGTCTCTTTCGCCTTTGCCTGCCTTGGCTTAGGCTCCTTAGCCGCCTTACCAGTGGCGTTGCGCTTCCCGCTCTTCTCCTCCCTCGCATCGTCAATCGCCTGCTGTATGATCCCGAGCGGCCCTTCCGTGACTTTCGCTCCCGGCTTGCGCTTCACCATATGGTCCTTGACGGCCTGCTGAAGCGTGGCGTACTCGTTGTTCGTCAAGGGGTTCTTGGGATCGTTCGCGATGAGCTTATTGATGATCGTCGTGTCGCCGTTCGGTCCGATCAAGGCGTTGGCGAAGTCGGCGGCGGCACGGACGTTACCCATGCGCCGCGTGACGCTTTGCAGAAAGGCGTCCGTGTCCGTGAGTGTCTGCGGCACGCCTGTTTGGCGGTAGGCGTCGGCCTTCAGGTTAAACCACACCGTGGCGAGGTCGCCCGCGTTCAGCACGTCGCCCAGCTTCGCGCGCATGGCCTCTTGCCAGTCCGTGAAGTTCTTGACACCGCCCTCCAGGACGTGACCGCCTACCTGTACCATGTCTTTTAGTACCTGCTGGTCAAGGTTCCCGTCTTTGTCTTTGAGTGGACACGCCATAGATTATCCCTAAGCCGCGCAGTCGGCCATATCCGACTTCGACACGTCCTTGAACCGGGCCTGTATCCTGGCAAGCGCCGCGTCCGTATCGGCCTTCGTGTAGCGGGTATTCGCGGACCCGAACTCCGGGCTGTTGACCTTCTCTTCCACCGACTTGCGCTTCAGCCCCTTCTTGACCACGGGCTTGCGCTCATCCTGCCGGAACAAGTCGCCCTCTTTCGCCGCCGTGAACGGATCGGAGGGGGATTTAAGCACCTGACCGCTCTGCCCCCACTCGCGTGCAAGGGCCGAACGGCGCTGGAATGTTGCGTCAGCCGCCGCCTTTGCCTTGTCCAGCGCGGCCTTGTTCTCCTCGGTGGGGTCGTCACGGTAAGTATTTTTCGCGATCTTCTCCGCGACATGCGCCTGATCGTCCACGTCGCGTACTGCGTCCATCCACACGCCGGTATGGACGTTGCCGGGTTTCCAGCCGATCGGCATTCGCCCGAGGGCTTCCGTCGTCAGTCCGAGAGCGCGGCTCTGGTCCTTCATCGCCTGCCTGGTCAACGGTTCCTGGTTATCGTACCCGAGGTCTGTTGCGCGCTTGGTGTAAGCGGCCTTCAGTTCGTCGTCGGAGAGCTTGTTCAGGTTGATCGAGCCAGCGTACTCAGCGCCGGACTGCCGCGCCTTCTTCTCCTCTGCCTGCGGCGCACCGGCCATTTTGATACCGGGTTCGGCTGGCTCAACCGGCGCGGCAGGTTTAGCCTCTTCCTCCCCACTTGCAAGGAGCTTCTTATAAATCTCCTTGATGTGATCCGGTACCTGTTCGCCGATCGCCCGCCCTTCGAATTCGTTCTCTGCGCCGATAACGCCACGGTAGATGTCCAGCATCCATTCCCGGAACTGCGAGAAGACGCGCCTCAAGGTGTCGTTTGGCGCTACGCCGTCAGCAAGGAATCGCTCGAAGCCGCGCGACCATTTCTCCTCTGCGCTCGTGTCGAATGTGCCGTCCTCATTGCGCGGCGTCCAGTTCCCATTCTTGACGCCGGCCCACTCCTCCACGGCCTTCTGATCTTCCGGGGAGACGCCGCCCTCACGGTACATATCCCTTCGGAAGACGTGGAACATCTCGTGTGCGGGCGTGGTCACGTCCGGCTTGTTCAGCGCTCGTATGATGGCCCGATTGTCGTTCAGGAATTCGACGGACCCTTGAAGGTCTTGCGCCTGCACTCCGGGGCTGCCATTCAGTGCCGCTTTCGCGTCCGGCAGACCGCCCTGACCGATCGCCGCAAACCGTGTCTTGAACCACGTGTCCGGTGTACTACCAACGAGATTCGCCCACGCCTTAGCCCTTGCGTTACCGATGGCGATATTCGCATTCGCCTCATCCTCGCTCAGACCGAAGTGCGTCTTGATGGCTGTGGCGAAGTCGGCGGCGTTGTTGATCGGCGTGATCGGCATGGGCTTCGGCTGCGCGGGAGCGTTGCCGCTCTCCATCTGCGCCTCGTGCGCCGCCATCTGATCGCCTGCGGCCTTGCTGTTTGCCACGGCCGCATCGTTGGCGTCCGCTAAGGCGCGAGCATGTTCGGCTGCCCCCGTGACAGTCCCAGGCTGCCCTGCCGCCGCTTTTTGCGCTTCGGCTTCGGTTGGAAAGTTGCCGACATAGCCAGCGCGATTCGTGGCCGTGAATCCGCCATCGACAGCCGGCGCGACTTGCGCACGCTCCTGCACGGGAGCGACAACCGGTCGCCGTGGAACCTCTCCGTACGGCAGCGCCACGGCCCCGGTCAAGTCGGGCTGCCTTGCCAATTCCGGCGTACCAGGGAGCGTCAACTTGCCCGTAACGTCGTAGGGCATGGGTTGCTCAGGAGACAGAGAGGGAGCGGTTTCAGGAGGCGTCTCTTCTCCCTCGCCCGTCTCCTCTGGCTTGGTCTCCGGCATCCCCGGCGTTCCGGTCGGTTCCCCGATCGGAGATGCGCCTCGTAGTTCCGCCGCCTTCAGCCGCAGATTCGTCGCCATAGCCTGGAGCTTCGCGATGTTGACATGTGAGCCGCCGGACCCTGTACCCGTCTCCTTGGCAATCGCTACCTCACGGTCGAGCATGGCGGCGGAACTCTCAAAGCGATCGGCGGCAAAACTTCGAATCATGTCCGGGGCCGACAGTGCGCCGTGCGCTATCCCAAGGGCCATCACAAGCGCGCCGCCGGGATTCTTCTTCGTGCTCGCCCACACGTCCTGCCCTACCTGCTTCGTGAGTTGCCACGCTTGTTTGTAATCACCCTCCGATGCCGCGCTCGCCGCCATCAGCGGTTTCTTAAGCCCTAGCCCCTGGATGACGAACTGATCGGCCTCGGCCTTCGCCGCCTTCTGTACCTCCGGATCACTCGACATACTGGCGGCGATGTTCGCGCCGACTGCGCCCATTGTTGATTTCATGAACCCAGGGGCGGAACCGATCGCCTCGCCCGCGCCCTTCGCAACCTTCTGCACAAACGGAATGGTAGGCTGAGAGCTTTGCGGTAGCAATGGCAGATTGTATGGGTTCGCCATTGTTTGCCATGGATCTTGTGCAAACCGACTCGCGATGTTTACGGGATTGATATGAGCATTAACCGCCTGGTTGATCTCTCCCGCCCCGTGCGCTAGCTTCCCAAGCGCGACGTCCACACCACCTCCGGGGGCGAAGGCGTTGTCGAGGTCGCCCCCTGGCCCGTAGACCTCGCCGAACGATTGCTTGATCATCTCCCCGTTCGTGGGGTTGCCCTGCTCCACGTAGGCGCGCACCCTGGGATCACCGACCGGGATAGGTTGCCCGCCCTGGTCATAGAATCGCTGTCCACCCTTGCCGAACGTCGCCACGGTCATGTTACCACTGACGACCGGGCGCGATACGATGCCCCCGAGCCTGTCGGCATCCGTGCGAATCGGCGTTCCAGGGATGCCCCACTGATCTTTGGGGAGCGGAGTAGGAGCCTGCGAACTGTGATAGTCCGATAAGACGTGCTGAACCAGGCCGTCGTACTGATCCGGCCCAACGCCATCCGGCACGGGGACATCGAACTGCTTACCGCTCTGTGGGTCTTTGAAACTCAGCGTTGGCATTTAGTGGACCGTGTAATCGATTTTCGTGCCGTTGTAGGTAGTCGTGCGCTGACCGTTCCACTTACCGGTAGGGGGGAGCACCACGCCGCCCAGGCTTTGCACGTTCGCTACCTGACCGGTCGTCAAACCGGACGACTGCTGAGTGCCCTGCCTGCCGGCGTACTTGTAGTAAACGGTCCCCTTCCTTCGCGGTATCGGGTAGGTCCGCATGGTGGTGTCCAGGCTGCCCCCGGACGTGCTGTCGCTCTGGTAGGACATCCCGTTCTTGATCGCCCCGATGTGCAGGCCGCTCGGATTGTTCGGGCCACCGGTTCCCGGCGAGATGAAGAAATCGGCTTCGTTCGGGTTGTTCGTAGTGACGTAGCCGCTTTTGATCATCATGGCTTTGGTCTTGCCCACGCCGTCGCCGGAATCGGGGAACGGCAGACCTTCGGCCTGGGCGAAGGCGCGTGCTCCTCGCACGCATCCCGACCGACCGAAGTCCATGCCGATCAAGCTGTCCGCGCCGCCTCCCGTGTCAGTCGATCCGCTGCGTGTCTGCGTCATCACCTGATCCAGCCGATTTGCCCGTTGCTGCGCGCTCATCATCTGCTGGAGTACGGCATTCGCCGCGCCCCTCGTCAGCATAACCTTCTGTCCGCTCTTATCCCGGTAGGATATTGGTTGTCCGCTACCATCATAAACCGGCTTGTTCGGATCGCCCCCGAGCATTCGGATATTGCCCTGCGCGTCGTGCGGGATGGTCATTCCCATGCCCTGGAGCTTCAGCGCGTTCTCGGAAATCACGTTGAGCATGGACTGCTTCTCGTTGTCGAGCTTCGTGTCCTGCTCAAACGCGCTCTTCCCGGCATCCGCTCCCATCTTCGCAATGTCGGCCCTGTTCTTCCCGACGCCCGACATGATCTGTTCCTGGTCATAAGGTTCCATGTCCAGCTTGATCTTCGCGCTTGCCGCCGCAAGGTTGCCTTCGGCAATGTCCTTCGCAATCTGCGCGCGCTTCTCTTGGGGCAAGAACGACAGATTGGCCTGGTCGAGTGCGATCTTCGCGGCGGTCGCATTCCCGGACAGTATCTTGTCGTTGAGATCGGCAAGCGCCGTGGCTCGCCACGTCGGAGACTCGGCTTGCAGTTTCGTCGCCTCAAGCCCCGTCTTGTTCGCCGTCGCCTGCTTCTCGTTGATCTCGGCTTGAACCTGGGCATTCGGCGCGTACAACGGTTGCAAAACAGTTTTCGACAATGGAGGCAGACTCGCCTGACCGCTCTGAAGCATCGCCTGCGTCGGTGGTCCCTGCTGCGCCACGTCCTGCGTCCCGATCTGATCGCCCACGGGGATATGCTGCGCAGCCCATGCCTTGAACGCATCCGGGGAGAGCATACTCCTGGCCTCCTCAACAGCGGCAAGCTGGTACTGCCGTTGCTGATTCGGATCGTTGTAGTAAGGCAGCGAATTAGCCCAGTCCGTATTGACCCGGTCGTAGGCCGTGTTCAGCCCTTTGATGGTTGTGTCCTGACGCGTGGCAAGTTTGTCCTGATAATCCATGATCGCCTTCATGGTGCCCTGCGGGTCAGGATTGAACGGGCTGTTGTACTGCGTCATCAGCGATTGCAGATAAGGGTCGCCGTTGCCATTCAGCGCCGTAAGCGGCGGCAGTTGCGGTATGCCCCCAGCCGAAGGTTGCACTGAACTTGCACTATTCGAACCAACCGGTGTAAGTGGGGGCAACTGCGTGGCCTGGCCTCCCGTGGCCGTGCTACCAGTCGGCATAGTCGGCAGCGGAGGGAGAGTTGGAGTACCCGAAGCTGTCGGTGCTGGCTGCTGGAGCGGAGGCATACTGAGCTTCGGCAAGTTGAGGCTGAGACCCCCCGGATTGCCGAACTGGAGAATAGGTGCGGACACAGGGGCGGGAGAGAAGTTTGGAACATCGTTTATGGGTGGATTCGTGCCCATAAGCGCCCCTGATGTTTGCTTGGAACGCGCCATCCCATACCGGGTCAGTATCTCGCCTGCGAAGCTGTCAGGGTCGGACATCCCGTAGCGGCTGGCGATGCTGTGGGCCACGCCGTAAACCGTCTCAGGCGTCGGATTCGTTCTCATCCACAGGGGGGTATAGGAACCGACAGTTGCCGCCGCGTTCTGGTAAGCGTTCTGCTGGTCAATCCGTGACTGCCGATCATTCTGAATCTTCTGCTGCTGCTTCTGCTGGTCGAACTCGGACTGCTGCAAGTTCAGTTGCGCCTGGCGGTCCTTCTCCTCCCGGTCCTGACGTGCCTGTTCCTTCGCCTGCAAAGCGGCGTCGTTGTAGCCCTTCAGTCCACCGGAGAGAAAGGAGAGGAAGTTGAGGTTTCCGTTGCCCACCGTTAAAACCCCTTGATGCCTTTCAGAATCGTCCCAAGACCGCTGCCCAGGCCACCCCAGACGCCTTGTTCGTTCTGCTGCTGCTGCTGGTTCTGCTGCCCGACTTGCCCCGCGATGCCCTGCCACCCTCGGCCTACGTTCAAATAGCCCTGCGCGGAGTCGCCTAGCGCGCCGATCCCCTGCGTCCAATCCCCATGAGCCAGATCCCCATAGATCTGCCCTTGCTGCATCAGCCGCGCCCGCGCTGCATCCGGCGATTCATACTGGTTGTAGTAGTTCGTCTCCGCATTCGCGAGCGCATTCGCCTGCCCCTGCCCGAGAGTGGCAAGACCGCCGCCGAGCACGGAAGACTGCGTGCCCGCGTCTCCTGCGGTGTCGATTCCGCGATTCGCCGCGTCGGAGAGAAGTTGCGCCCGTGTCTTTGCGTAGATTGATCCGACGTTGTTGTTGACCTCGCCCATGTACTGGGCCTTCTGCTGCGCGGTGGGGGCCTGCCCGAGCTGCTGCGCGAGGTTCAGCATGGAAGTGCGGTACAGCGGGTTGTCGGTGTTCCAGTTGCCAAGGTTCGTCTGACCGTAATTCCTGATCGTGCCGTAGTTGCTGTTGGCGTCCCCGTAGGCCGTCATGGCGTGCTGCATGTCGGCGCTGTAGCCGTTATCGCCATGATGACCGCCGAACAGGCTCCCTGCCGCGCCAAGCCCTAGCCCGAGTACCGATCCCCAGATTCCCATCTTAACAGCCTTCCTTACTCCATGCCTGCCCCGGAGGCGTGCTTGCCGTCCATGTCGCCGTGCAGGATGAGCCTGCGCCCCATGTTTGCGACGGTGGACCTTGAGGCGTCCATGGAATGCAGCACGGAACCACGAACAACAGTTCTTGTGACAGCCCGCTCTCACCGCAAAATGTCGTCGCCGATACTTTATAGTATACATCGCCGATCGGCGCGGATGTGTCGATATACGATGTGGACGACAAGTCGCTAGCAAGAAGTATTTCCGCCCCCGGCGTCAGGCTGCGGTAGACGTCGTACGTCGCGCCCACAACTTCGGCCCATGTCAGTGTCACGTCGTGAGCGAATGGGCCAAGCGCAGCCGACAGGTTCAGAGGGGGATCGGGCGTCACGCATTCCGGCGTGGCGTGCGCCTCGTTCGAAGTCGTCGCATCGCCGCAGGCATTGGTCCCCACCACGTACCAGTAGTACGTGGTGTGAAAAGTCAGTTCGCTAACGACATAGCTTCCACTGTCGATCCCAGTAATGATTGGCGTCCCACCCTCGCCTCCCGGCGTCGTCCCCTGGTAGATGGCGAAGGCGAAGCCGGGGATGGTCGTCCATGACAGATCGACTTTGCCCGTGTTCGGAGCTTCCGCCGTGGCCGTGAGCGTGACGACGCCGGTTGGCGCAGGCGGGACGTAGGACGTGGAATCGCAGCGCAGAACCCAGACCACAAGGGGCGTCTGGGTTGTACGGATCGTATAGGCCGTCCACACGCTTGCCCCAAGGATATCCTGCGTGACCCGGACCTTGTAGGATGTCGTGGCGCTCGCGGTGAGAGCCGCCTGTGTCGCCCTGACATTGTAAGATGTCTTGGTACTAGCGACAAGGGCGTCCTGTGTCGTCTGAACGACGTTGGTGGTTGCCTGGTTTAGCGCATGATAAATGAGAGGGGCAAGCATGGCGTGTTAGAAGTCGCTCGTGACGGTGATGCTCGTTCCAATCAGACCGTCTCCCGACAGCGAATCGGCGAGTGCCTGCAAGTCGGTCGTCAGTGAATCCGGCGTCGAATCAGTATTGGCGGCGAAGTTCAGCACATCCCCTGTGGACAGTTTCTTGTAGGTGAGCGTCAGACTGTCCGGGTTGCTCTGGCCGGTGACGACTTGGATGACAGGTGCCCCCGATTCAGTGTTGAACGTCTGCCCCGCGAACATGCTGATCAAAGAATCCTGGTTCGCAAGACTTTTGCCGAGTGCCTGTGCGGCGGTGGAAATATCGTCATCGGTCGCATCGGCCGGTAGGGCGAGATTGGCGATGGTCGAAGCGTCAGTCCGGTAAACGCTCACCGTGGTGCTGTCCGCACTACGCACAATGTTATCGTACGTCAGCTTAACTTCCTGTGTCATATCGTCGCTCCTTGCTGTTGTTTCCATAGGGTTAGATGGCCTATCACTGGTAGTAATTGATCCAGACATCGACGGTTGCCGCAACAGCCCCCGCCGTAACAATATCGATACCGCTCACCATCTTGATTGGTGTCTGAAAGTTTACCACGGTTGGGGTGGTTGTAAGTGATGTCGTCGAAAAGCCATTGACGAGCTTCAGCGGCGTACCCTGCTTGTCCTGGATCGTCACTGTAGAAGTAGTTCCTGCGACCTCGGAGCTGATCGAGATGGACGATATGTAAGCCGTCGAGGAAGTCGGCGTCGTGGTCGTATTTGTGGTCAGGTGGACCGAGTAAGTGTTAAGGACCGTTCCGGAAGGAGCAAGAACCGCAGGGAAGTTCGCCGCAGTGATCGACACGGGCTGCGTGACCGCCGAACCGTCCACCTTCCATGCTGTAGTATTCGCGGTGTTCCCTGGCTGGACCGTAAAAATACCCGACTGCACGGCGTTAACAGTATTACCGACAACCAGCATAGGTGCTGTGGTGTACAGTTCAACAACGCCTGTTGCAGTCCCACTTGTGAGGGCCGTGGTATGGACACGGAGGTAGCGAGCATTTAGAGTGAAGACGTAGAGCCCCGTAGAAGTGATGGTTGAAACGCTAGAGCCTGTGCCTGAGCCGTACCCACCAGCAGCGCACCCAACCATCGTCACCCAGTTCGAATTGTCATTCGAACACTGAACCTGCATTTGTCCACCGGAACCAGCGGACGTGAAGTGGAACGACACCGTGTGGTAAGCGGAAACATCTCCCGCCGTCGCAGCCGGCAGGAGATCCGTGCCTGACGAAGACGTGGAAAGGCTGGCGAATTCCGTGTAGCCAGATCGTATCGACTGGTTGCCCCCGGAATCGACTGCGATCGCGCGCAGGTTGGTGCCGTCCGTGCCACCCATCTGCGTTGCCACAGTTGGGGCAGCAGATCCCGGCGTGCCGCTTGCCGCCTGCACGACGCGCAGGTTGCCACTGGTGTCCAGCGACAGGGGGTTGGTCTTAGCCGTGGTGTACGAGGGGGCGGAAGTCGTTGTCGCGCCCTGCACAAGCGCCCCAGTCTGCCCCGATGTCGTTGACGCCTGGGCGACATGAAGACCAGTGACACTGGCATCAAGAGCCAGCCCGTTCGTCGTACCGATGTTGGCGGTCACGGTCCCCGATGCCGTGACAGTCCATGTCCCTGACTGCGTGACAGCGCCTATGACATTTGAGCCTGTCGGGATGGCGGGGAGGACGCTGACGGCCACGTATTCGTCACCGATCGGCTTACCGGAACCATCGGTCCCTGTCTGCAAGAACCGAGCGTTGTAATCGATCGTAGCCGAGTTTTGGAGCGGTGCGTTGAAGTCGGTCATGATATCCTCTTGATGCCCGTCTCAACGCTATTCCAGTCTGGTAGCGACCAGGCAGTCGTTGTAATAGGATTAAACCCCCAGTATTGCCGACGATACTGGTAATTCGTGTTGAGCGTTTGCGCCGTACCCACCACCGTGGTTGTCCCATTCCCAAGCACGGGAGCGACCGTGGCTCCTGCCCCTAGCCCTGCCGCATCCGTCTTCCCGTCGATGATCGTGTCCACGCAGACGATCTGGGAGACGTTGGCCGGGAGCGGCCCCACTTTGTAGGTGTCGAGCAGTCCGTTCGTCGCCGCGAGGACATAGGTTACATCGTCATCCGGTGAAGTCTGATTGACTGATCCGAAGTTCGTGGCTGCGGGAGACGTGCCGCCGATCGTCATCTGCGTGAACTGACCGGCGGCATTCGGGAAAAAAGGTAGCGCCTCGATATCGCCATCCGAACCGTTGTTGTAGCTCCCCGTGAAGTCGTTCACGTAGAAATCGTCAAAGAACTGGAACGCCTGCCCCGAATTGTTCGGAGTGCCGCCCCACAGGCCAACCATCCCCATGTTGCTGTTGTTCGGGCTGGTCTGAACACTACTCGCCGTCAACACGAGTTGCGAGTTGACATAGACGTTGAATCCCGCCCCGCTCGTCCCCCACGTCAGATCGAAGATGATGTGTGACCACGTGCCGGGGTGAATGAGCGCGGGAACACTGCTGCTGCCGGACTGTGTTCCACGGTTGGAATACCAGACGGAAAGTTGTCCCGCCGCATCGAGATACAACGTGGTGTCGCTCGCCGCCGCGCCGTCCCAGTACGAGCAGATGGGAGCATAGCCACTGACCGGGAGCGCGTAGCATTGATGGCGCATTCCCATGCAGAGCCGGGAGTAGGTGTCAGGCAGGTTCTTTCGTACGAAGTCGTTGTTTGTAAGACCGGCGGCGAGCCGTAGGCAATTGCCCGTCGCGCCGACGACGCCGGTCTCAATAGTAGGCGTGACGTTGCCTGTCGTCTTGTCCCATCCCAGAGGGAAGTAAGCCGTATTTACAGTGTCGAAGGAATCGCCGAAGATGCGCGCCAATTTACATCACCTGCCTCTGTTAAAATTATAACCTAATGCTCGTAATAATGTACGAAATCCGCCGCCACGCCGTAAGTGCCATCAGACGAGCATGCCGACAGTAGGATGTCTGTCGGCGTTATTGAGCTTGCCTGCGATGTCTGATAGAACTGCACGTACGACACGCCGTCCTGGCTGATTGAGATCGTCAGGTTCGTTCCGTCGTTTTCGATTCGGACGAACCGGAGTTGTGGGAACGTTTGGTTAAATATGAACTGGTTCGGAGTCGTCGCGCTAAACGTGAAGTTCGTAAACTTGAGCGCCTGAATATATTCGTGTCCGTTGCCTGAGCCTTTGTTTTCGATGTATCCGTACAAATGCCCCGTCCCTGAATCGTACCACCCGATCATTACGAAGCTGTTCGCGGCATTGAAGAACCCCGTCATCATGTATCCGACTTCAATGGTATAGGGCGTTGTTGGTTGTGTTTTTGTGATGCACGGCTGATTAGATGTCCCGGTGCCCTGCACGATGATAATCCCGCCATGAACCGAGTCCGTGGATGCGCTCGCATTCCCTGGCATGTTCGTGGATGTCCAGTCGGCAAGCACAGGAGGGGCCAATGTCATTCCAAGGAATGATGATCCACCCCCACCTCCCGATGAACTCAGTGTACCATCCCCTGCGATCGACAGGCCACTTCCTACCTTGATCCCGCCAAGTACGCTTGCCGAAGCGATCGGGAGCGTATGTGTATGGTCAGCCCTCGCGACGTTCCCGCTTGTGCCGTCCGTTCCGGCCGCATCGCCCACATCCGGGGGCGATCCACCATTCCCCGCCGGGAGCGCATGGACATGGCCCGAATCGGACGCCGAACCCGTCGTCCCTGCTGAGGCCGTTACCCCGGCACTTTCAGCCACCGGAGGCTGCGTCGATATCCCGATCTGAGGCGTCGAGGGAGGAGCGGATGGGATCGAGATAACGGGGGTGGCGACGTTCGCAGCCACCCCCTGACGTGGAATGACGACCGGCCTGGTGTTGGTGGGGGGTGCATTCTTCCTCGCGGCGTTATGCACATCCGCAATGGATGTCCCGATCTGGATAACCGTTCGCTTCCCGGTCATTACACATTCCCCCTCACAGCCCCCTTCGCGTCCTCGCATCCGATCGCCGTAATGCGCGACTGCGATCTCGTCGCCCCAGCGACCGTGAGGACGACCGCGCCATACCCTCGTATCTCAGACCCGACCTTGAACCGGATGTCCTTCTGCGCCCCATTGATCGGATAAACCACGGAGAACGTCGGCACTATCCCGACCACGCTGGCTGAGAATGTCACCGACGCATTCTCGCTCGTGGACAGGAGGAAGTAGGCGCGCGTCGGCCGGTTCGTCTTGAAGTACCGGAAGTCATTCGACTCATTCATCAGCCCCCGGCTTGTCACGCTCCAGGAAATCGCCGAAATCTTCCCCGCCGCACCGCCGCTCGTGTAACCCCCGCTCCCCGCAACAGGCGTCGTCAAGCCCAAATCCTGATAGAGTGCGAAGGTATTCGTGGCCGCGCTGCCGACGAACCAGTTGCCATTCGCCGCCGTGTTGCCACCGACACCAGTCACCAGCACCTTATCGCCGTTCGTGAAGCCGTGGGACGCGGCCGTAATAATGATCGGCGTAGCGTTCGTCGCGCCGGTCACGGCCACTAAAGAGGATACGTCGCCATTGCCAGCTACCTTGTAAATCTGCCCGTCGTCCCCGCCTAAATAGAGGTCATCCGTGTCGTTTTGCCCTGAAAGGGAGCACGCGCTCACGATGTTCATATTCGTGAACTTAACCCACCCGGTCGGGCCGCTCCCATCCATCGAGGGCCGCGTGTCGTATACATAGGCCACGCTGTTGGAAGAGCCGCCCGCAACGGGGGCGAAGAGCCAGAGGCGGCGACCGTGGTAGTGCAGGACGCACTTCTGGTAAGCCGTGGCCGAGATCGCCGTGCCACCCTTCAGGAACGGCGCAAGCAGCGGTTCGATGTTCTGGCTGAGGATGGGTGCCTGTTCGGACGCCTCGGTATCCCCGATCAGCGACCGTGCCGGGTCTGCCCTGTACTCATGAACGGCAGTTGGGCCAACGAACGCCACCTTGGAATCATAGGAGCAGAGGGCGTTCAAGCCGCCCACAAGTCCGATCCCGGCATCCCGAAGGTGCGGCGTGAGCTGAAACCCGCTCACGGGGTCGAGACCGGTCAGCAGATGAACGCTCTTCTGCTTCATGATGTCGAGGTACTGGCCGTGGGTCTTGATCCGCACGATGCTATCGTTATCGTTGGCCTCAACCGGGTAGACGCCGCCTTTGATGGCCGCGTACGGATCTTCCGTGTCGATCGTCGGGTTGTAGTAGAGGCCGGCTGCCACGTCGGAGACAAGCAGCCAGGAGATATAGAGCGTGGACTTGACGGCGAGAGTGACCCGGTTGTTCCAGATGTCAAGCGATGTCGCGCCGGTAGGCGGTGCGCCGCGCCCGTTCACGAGGAAATCGTTCCCGATGAGCGACAGATCCGGTGTGTCATCCGTCAGGGTGAGCTTTACCGGGTCCCACGTCCTGTACCCGTCCGTCGATGTCCACAGTGACGTGGAAGCGCTCCATGTCCATCCGGTCGCTCCGTTCGTGCCGCCGCTCCACCGGGGGCACTTGGCAATGAGGATATAGCTCGTGTAAGTGGTGACGTTCGTACCAGCCAGAGCGCCGCCGAACCGGTAGACATAGAGAAAGTTCGCGGCGGCGTTGACGAAGGCGGGGAAGGTGATACTAGCCTGGGCCTGGTAGTTGGAAGGCGTCAGGTTCGGGATGGACGCGCCGCCGGAATCGCTCAACACGGTCCCATCTGTCGTGTTGCCGGTCGAAGCTCCCGAGATGTCGAGGGAGTTGTCCTGCGCCTCCACCCCGACATAGTTGTAATCCGTCAGGCCGACAGAGAAGTTACCCGCATTCGAGATCGGTCCGATCGTGCAGAGGTCTGCCGGAGCGATGCCAGGATCAAGGTCCGATTCGATCTTCAGGTAAAGATAGGCCGTCTGCGCCCTCGCGTTCGCGTCCACGAGATCGACTTCCGAGATGTCGCAGTAGAAGTACGTCCCATCTGATGAGTAAGAGGCGATGTTGCTCCAGACGATCGACGTGATCGGCTGACCGGCCCTCTGGAACCCGAAGCGCCACTGGATGGTCCCGAGGGGGGTCGTCACCGGGGCTGAGTACCGCACGGCGATAATATTGCTCTTGCTGTAGTCCTGCACATTGTAGGCGGTGCCTGCACCTGATGTTGCAGTGCCGGAGGTCGCGGCGGCAGCCGAGAGCGTGGCGACGTGCGAGCCGTCCACGGCGGTGATGACGTAGTTCCCGGTCGTCCAGTTCGTCCCGCCAGTGATAACGAGGACCTGTCCGACCTGCGCCGTCTGAAACGGGTGCGCTGCGCTCGTCACCTTCGACGTGTTTGCCCCTGAGATGGCAAGGTCCGTGTAGGTCGTCGTCGTCCCTGTGTAGTCCCGCTTGATCCAGACACCGCCCAGGCAATAAGCACCCGCGCCGGCATTGTTGTTTGCAGCAAGGTGGATCGCGCCGTTGAGGTTGGTCGGGATCAGCCGGACATCGACGACTTCAAGTCCGGGATAGTTGACCCCCGCCGTGTCGTTGACATTCGGGCCGTACAGTCTGTACTTCAGGATATCGAAGTCCTGAGATAACCCGGACCAACTGAACACATTCTTATAACGGAGGTTGTTCGAGGTCAGCTTGGGAGCGGAGGAAACCTGCTGCGCCCCCACGATGCCACTATGGCCCGACAGCCCATCCGCAGGGTTCTCCAGTGTGAAGTTGTTGTTCCCCGCGTTGCCACCGCTGTCGAGTGCGAGGATACCGATCCCCCCGGTTGATGTCGCCGTGCCGATGTTGCCGTTGACGGTCGCCGTCCCGGACGAGACGCCTGTGATCGTGTAGTTACCAAGCGTGAAGCCCGTGCCGCCAAAGATCGTAATGATCTTGTTGGCGTCCCCGTTCACAAAAGGATGAGCGGCGCTCGTGATCGTGGACGTGGCCCCGGACGTCGCTATCACGAGGTCGGTGTATGCTGTGGGTGCCGTGCAGGCGACCGTGCCGCCGCTCGTATAGGCTCCATTCCCTGCGACGGCGGTTGTCTGGGCCGGATCGCTATAGAGCGCGAAGGTGTTCGCCGTGATCGATCCCGCGTAGTATGTCCCGTTCGCCGCTGTGTTTCCGCCCACACCGGAGATGCTGACTCGCTGTCCGGCCCGCAGAGCGTGAGCGGTCGCCGTGACCACAATCGGGGTGGCATTCGTTGCACCTGTAATCGTCGTGGAGAACGTGTGGCTGCTGACAGATGCCGCTTCGGGATACATCTGCATGATGAAGGTCGCGCCGGTGTCGGAATGTCCGTTCGCCGAAGCGACCCAGACACGTGCCGTGGAGATCGTATTCTGCCCCGCTGGATAAGTCGGGGTCGGGTAATCCCAGTCCGTCCACTGCGCGTTATTGCCCGAATCGAAATAACACTCCTGCCCAGCCAGTCCGATGATCGAGGCCGAGCGCCACCCCATCGAGTCGCCACCGGAAAGCCAGCCCTGCGGATGAGGCGAAGGGCTGGCAGTGCCGCCGCTAAACTGCTGGTTGACAAGGCTCAGGATCGTGTTCCGATTGTTAGCCAGCACGTTCACGCCGGCAGGCCAAGTCAGAGCCGGAAACGATGACCATTTTGTGGCGTCATTTGCCGCGTCGATCACCGTGTTGGTGAGCTTCGCCGTGGCCGATCCAGGAGGCGTCAGGGCCGTGCAAACAACCGCCGTGTACGTGCCGTCCGCGTTGATGTTGATCCGGTAGAGCGGCCCCGTCCCATCAATGAGATAGAGGTACTTGCCGCCCTTCTTCATCTGCACCTTGGCGGATGTTAGGGAGAACGAGGTTACGCCACCGATCCTGATCTCTGCGTACGTCAGCGGAGGCGTACCCACGGTCGAGTAGTAGAGCTTGCCGTTGTTGCAGAAGACAATGACCGTTGTCCCGTCCGTGCGGATGAACTCGGTCATGCCATAGTTTGGATTGTTCGATGGCGGGGAGACGAAGCACGCCTGCTTACCCCAGCGGGAGTACAGTTCCCCGTCGTAGGAATAGAGGTTCTGAATGTCCGACACGTCCCCAGGCGGCAGATCGGCGGCGGGCTGATAGACGTTCAGCCCGTTGATCCTCCGTTGCATCATGAAGTTTTCGGGAACAGTCGGCATCGATTACCCCTACTGGGCAGCGCCCACTATGCCGCCGGGAGAGGGTCTCGCTGCAATCGGCGGCGTCGGGTACAGGTAAGACCGAATGGAGACTGGAACCTTGGACCAAAGGTCTTGACAGGCGTTGTCGTACAGGAACCGCCACTCGCGCCAGTCGTCGGACCTCGCGGCAAGCGCCTGGTCCTCCATGTTCTTCCGCGCCACCATATCTGCCACATACCAGGCGTGGAGATGCAGAGCCAGGTTATCCGGCAGCCACGAGACGGTATCCGTGTCGGCGACAAGCGGGGCGGGAACCACGAACCCATCGATCTTCACGGTGTTATTGGTGCTTGGAAGCGGGTAGAGGCCGATCGCCTGTCCCCCATCGAAGTACCAGTCCGTGGGCGTGCCGGTCGTCGTCATCCATGCCGGGTCATGACGCTCAATGGCCGATCGGCTCACGAACCGAAGCTGTGTCCCCGCGAAGCTCGCTCCTCTCACCGTCCACAAGACATTCCCGGTCGTCGCTGGTGTAAACGCCGTGAAGGGCTTCGATCGCAGTCCGATCGTCCAGGAATAGGTCCCCGTGTCCGGGATGGGGACGCAGGACTGCGCAAGTTCGGCCGAGCACTTGTTGATGAGCGTCTTCGCTGTTGATGCCGTGGAGGAGGATGCTGGGGTAATGCCGACAATGGTCGCGCCGCCGGCCGCGCCCGCTCTAAGGTCTAAAGCTGGGGAGTCGTATGTCTCGTTCAGTAGGTTCAGTATTAGCTTCTGAATATCCATCAAAGTAACGGCCATGCTACCCCCTCACCTGCGATAAGAGCGGCATGATGCAGCCCACGAAAAACGCGAACGCCCAACGCGCCCACCAGGCAGGAATGAACGGCTTTACGGCGCGAGTGTAATATTCATCCGCCGCCTTCTCGGCGCTGCCGCGCAAATCCCTGTACGTCTTCATATGGACAGGCAGCAGGCGCGTTCCCCTCGCAACCAGGCGTGGATCGTCGCTCGCCAGCATCATGTTGTCAAGCTCCACGGCAAGTCCGTAAGCCACTGCATCGTGACACCAGGACGGCAAAGGGCATTCTGACGCCTCGGTCGCCCATGTCGAGATGCCGCTCGCGTTGGTGTTGGCGTAGCCTTCGATCTTGAGACCGCCTGCTTGATTGAAGTTCGGTTTCGGGTAGAGCGTAATCCGGTTGCAGCCTTCGAATACGGCGTAGGTCAACGCAGACTGCGGGTCGATGTTGCGCCAGTTGAACGACAGGCGGTCCATGTCGGCCACGCTGATGGGCATCAGGCAGTTCCAGTTACCGATCGAATCAAGCCAGAGTACCGATTTGATTTTGTAGAACTGAGGCGCGCAGTATTCGGCGGTGCCGGAAACTAAGTCCGTCGTTTCGCTCGTCCAGTAGCAGTCCATCCCCGGACCCGCGAAGGTATCGCAGACCATATTAAGCGCATTGTCCACGGCGTAAGGGTCGCCGAAAACATCGTCTCCGAGCGTCAGGCCGCAACGCTGAAAGGCGCGCTCTTTTATGGTGCCACGGGTCATGATTTAGTCCAGGGATGGTACTTCGCCCAGATTCGCATCCGCTCTCGGCGATCCGCAAGCGTCCTGCCCCAGCCATGCCACGCCGCCACGATTGGGGCAGAGATCGGCATGTCGTGGAGGTTGTTGTTCCATCGGTACGGTAGTGTTATGATACCCGTCTGGTACTCCAGATGAGATAGGAGGAAGTCCTGCATGGCCGTCTGGTCGAACCATCCCCGTGACACGTCATGCTCGTTCACGCACTCAATGACGGCTTCCAGGAACTTGATCGCCTGATCGCAGCAGCGCCAGTACATCACACCGCTTTGCCAGTGCCAGCTTTCCACCATCGTCGGGTAGGGATGCACCGTCATGGCGAGCCACGCGCCAAAAGGCAGTGTCTCCCGCATGTCACGGCCGAAGTCAGCCACAATCGTGTCGGCGTCCAGGCTGAAGATGTGGCTGTGCTTCCCTTCCTTCATGATCTCCAGGATCTTGATGAGACGGAAGTAGGGGTGCGTCAGTCCCAATCCCTCCTCCGTGATCGCCTGGTACTCATAGCCGTGCTTATCGCAATACGCATTGTGGCGCTCCTGGTGATCCTCGATCATCCCGGCGTATTCCGGGGCCGTCCCCATCTGGAGGAAGAGTGGAGGTGTAGATGGCGTCAAGGTGTCGTCATCGCTTTCGTGAGCAAAGAGTTGATGCAGTCAAGTTCCGGTTGCCACTGCCCGTACTTCTCCTGCCGGAACAGCTTCAGAGACGGGTACCAGGGCGAATCCGTACGGTCGTAGAACCACCGGAAGTCAGGGTTGCACGGCGTCAGCATCCATGTCTTGGCTCCGAGCACGCCGGACAGATGGGCCACGCTGGTATCGACCGTCACAATGAGGTCCATGCCCGCAATGACAGCGGCCGTTTCGGAGAAGTCGTACCCCTGCATCGGAATGGTGCCTTCCGGCGCATCCCCCGGCACGAGGTAATAAAGGTCGGCGTTGACGTTCGCAAGCGCCGTCCTGAACGTCTCCCATGGGATGGACCGATTGTGATCGTTCGAATGCCCTGCGCTCCCCCTGTTGCAAACGCCGATCTTGGGCCTAGTCCTCTCGCTCTTATCCCCTCGCGTCGGCAGTCCCAAATGCCAGTTATTGCCGATCTCATCCACCGTCACGCCCAGGATGTGCGGAAGCGACAGCAGGGATACGTGTTCGTCGAAGCGGCAGGCGAAGGCATTCCCATGCTGCCAGGGGACCACTTCCTCCACAGGATCCATGTCACAAAGGACGGAGACGAGGGGTTCCTGCACTTCGAAGAGGACACGCGCTCCGCTGACTTCCTTCGCCCTTGCCACGAACCGGGCGAACATCAGCGTGTCGCCCGCCCCCTGCTCCCACTTGATGTAAAGCCGCTTCCCCGGCCCGAGATAGCGTCCATCCCATTCCGGCGACGGATGGTTCTTCGGCCGCATGTTCATGCCCTTCGCCAGTTCGTAATCCGCCCAGCCCTTGCGCCACAGTGCTGGATCGGTATCGCCGTGCCCGATCTGCCAGAGCGCATAGTTCCAGACGGCCTCGCGTAGCGTCGGGGAGCACTCAATAGCCCGCTCGTAGTAGTAACCGGCTTTGATATGTTCACCGAGGGAGTTCAGCGCGTTCGCCGCGAGTGTGTGGCCGAGGGGATGGTATGGCTCATGGGAGACGGCGCTGCGCAGGACGGCGTACGACTCCTCGAACCGCTTCGCGTCACCCAGGCATTGGCCGTACATCCTGACGACTTCCCAGTTGCGCGGCTGTTCGGAGAGGATGCGCCGGTAGGCGTCTATCGCATCATCGAAACGCTTCTGCGTCTGAAGCCCATGCGCTTCCTCAAGCAAAGCCTGCAATTCGTCTTTGGGCACTAGAACGCCACCTCTTCCGATTTCTTCACCACCTGCTGCGCCTCCTTGAAACCGCTCTTGATAAAGCCCAGCACTTCCCGTCCCGCGCCGTCACCGATCAACCCATCCGTCACTTTACAGGCGTACATGATGATCGCCTTGTCGCGATGCGGAGGCGAACCATTCCGCCACTTGATGGAGAGACACAGGCACAGATAGAGAATCTGCGCCGCCGCCTCGATCGCCATGTCATACGTCTTCTGATCTACCTTCAAACGCGAATGACCCCCGTGCTGTCCATGTTCTGGTCGATGTAGGTCAAGACATCATGCCCCGCCCGCGTGGACCCCAGATGCTCGTCCAGCACGTGGCAGACCGCCCTCTGGGCTTCCGACAGCTTGCCGCTGAAGGCCAGGCTATTGCTTTCGTTAAAAGCGATCAAGAAGGTGTGCAGCGTCAGTGCCATAGCCTTCACGACCGTCACACGCTGGCTCAGTGTCATCTCCATCAGACAATCCTATCCTTCGGAACTGCGTAGACAACTGACTCCCAGCAATCCTCTGCGAATCGTCGCAGGAACAGTTTGTAATCCGGGTTCGCGGCGTGGATGGCAAGCGGCACTTTCCACAGATGATCCAGACGATGGTAGAGCACGACGGCCATTACCGGCTGATGGATGCGCATCGCGCCCCAGGCGCTTGCGATCACGTCAAGCTCGGCACCCTCCACGTCCACCTTGACATATGTCGTCCGGCCCAGACTATCAACCGATACGCTATCGTCATTCCTGCACCCGGCCGGGTGGTTCATCACCTGAATGCGCACGGCATCTTCCGGCGGCAGGTCGTTGCGCCACGTCCACAGCTTCTCGAAGGTATCGAAGTCCGGTTCCAGTCCGAAGATGCGCTGAAACTGCCCGTTACGGCTCTCCATAAACCGGCGGATCGTATCCCCATCGAACGCGCCGCAGTCCACATACACCTCGTCCGACAATGGCTTGATAAAGTCCGGAAAGTAGATTTCGGAGATGTCGCGCCGTGCTGGCAGAGAATGCTTCGCGCGGCTGCCATGCCAGGAGAGAATGTCGATGAACTCCTGCCGGCTTTCGTCGTCGGCGAGCAGACCGTAAAGCTGCTCCTGCTGCTCAAGCCCCGCATCAAGCACGCTTTGATGATCGATACAGAGCCACGGCATCAGGAGATCGGCGTTCTCCTCGTAGAAGCGCGGGAAAGACACCACACGCTCAACGAAGGCGTCTTTGAGTTGCTGGCGCACAGCCGATCCATTGAAGATCGTCACCACGAAGGGGCAGGTTCCGCCATAAACGCGGATCGCATCGGAGGGGGAGAGGACGGGGATACCATCGACACAAGAGGATGAGCAGTAGTTGTCGGTGAAGATGACGTTGTATCGGCCCTTGATACAGCGGGCCGTGCGGCGACCGACTTCACCACAACCAAACAAGACGACAGTCTCAGCCAAAGATACTACCTCTAGGACACGGGCCGGTTTTAAGTCCGGCCCGTGCGAGTGATCCCGGCTGAACGCGGGTGCTCTAATGAGCACTACGGACGCGCGATGCCGAGATAGGACTGGTAAGCGATCGTCAGGCCAGAGTTGGCGCTGAGGTCGCACCGGAGCCGAACGTACTCCTGCGAGCGCACGAACGGCAGCGACAGCGGAACCATCTGCGCGACCGTACCCGCCGCCGTTTGGGAAGCGAAGCGCGGTGCCGAGCACTGGTAGAACGTCGTGTTGTCCGACGATTCCTGCACGTAAAACGTCGCCGTATAGGCAGCCGTCCCGATCTGGGAACCCATGAACGTCACACGGGCGTCGAAGACCTCGTGCCCCTGCGGCGTGTTCAGAAGGTCCAGCGCCGTGCTGTTCAGGCTCGTGGCCGTCCCCACCGTGGCCGTCGTCGTCGCCTGAAGAATGAGATTCTTATCGTAAGGCATGTGATTCTCCCTTCTTAGGCCGGCGAAGCGCCCAGGTTGATGTCATAGAGCCGGCCAATGGCCCGCGTGTGCGGCATCCAGAGTCCGTAAGGCCAGTCGATAACGATGTTGATGGCAACACCGTTCGTCGGGTCAACGCCCAGGTTCTTGGGCTTCAGCGGCTCCCACTGCCAGCCGCAGAACGTGTCCTGCCCGTGGTTGACGAAGTAGATCGACGTGTAGGTGGATGATCCCGACGTACCGTCCGCATTCTCCGTGGCCGAGATGATCCGGGTCGCCTGGTCAGCCTTCCGGCCCACGTCCTGAATCTGCGCGCCCTTGTACTTCTCCACGTCGCGGCCAAAGGCGTCCTGGTCGTTGCGCCACCCGGCGGATGGGCCGAGCTTCATGACCGCCCACTTGAGAGCGCGCTTCGCGTAGTCGTTCATGTAGATGCTGATCCCGGTGCCGTTGGGCTGCCCCATGTAATCCAGCATCTTCTCAATCGCGTCGATGAAGAGCAGCGCGTTGTCCTGCGACATACCGGTGGTCGCTGTCACGCCGGCGTCGATCTTGAGATCGGCGACCGCGCCGTTCAGGGCGCATCCGTACTTCACCGGGTTGTCAAGGCGGGTCTTGAGACCGACCGGCCCGAGCGGGTCGTCCGTCCCGGCGATGTCCTGCTGGTTGTTGATGAACCAGTCGTTGAACCGGTAGCGCCACGCCTCCATGTACCCGTCGATCTGCATCTGAGCCGGGTCCTGGATCACGTTGCGGTCCTTCTGGCGCGTGTCCACCTGGATTTGCGCCGAAAGGATGTAAGCCTGCTCCATGTAGGGGCTGGGCTTTGCCCTGGTCACGGTCGGCACGTCGTTCAGCGCTCGGTGCTTGACCGTGAAGTTCGAAACGTCCGAGTCCTTCCAGCGGACACCTTTCTGGTACATCGTGTCGTCGGTGACGAACTTGATGTCCCCGAGAGCCGTCCACGTCTTGAGCAAGGACATGGTGATCTTTGTCACCAGCGGGTCGTTGTGGTCCACGGCGTACTCGGCCAGTGTGACCGCGTTGCCGTCAAAGGCAGTTCCTGCCATTGTCATCGATCCTTTCGGTCATCAGTCGCGATTATCGCGAGTTGATGCCGAGCAGATCCGAGAACGAAGTCTTCCGCACTGCGGCAATGTCGATCTTGCCATCCGACGCCACCGCCCTGCCGCCATGACCGCCGGTCTGAGGCGTGGCCCCGACTCGGGCTTTGTCAGCCGCCTTTTCCGCCTGGTACTTACGCAGGGCTTCCTGCTGGAGCTGCGCCTTCTTCTCAGGCGTCATCACAAGCGGCTGTATGCTCTCGCGAAGCCCCTCGATCGCCTCTTTCGCGATCTGGGGGTGCGAGTTCATAAGCTGCGTCCTCAGCCTGTCGCTCATCCGCCAATCCGTACCGAGATGCTGCGAGTACTCGGCCTCCAGCTTGCTAATTTCGCTGCTGACGACGGTCTGAGCGTGTTCCCGGCGAACGGCCTCCGCATCATACCGGGCACGATCGGCGGCGGCTTTGACATCGGCCAGTTGGCCTCCGTACTCCTCGCCGAACTCCTCGATGTACTTCTGACGCGCGGCCGCGTTGTCTGCGGTAATTCGCTTCTCGCGTTCCTGCTCGGCTAAAATCCGGCTTTCTGCGGCCTTGTACTCCTTGATCCCGGAGAAGTTCGTTCCGGTGAAAGGGTTGACAATGTTCTTCGCCTGAAGGTCAGCGAACTGATACTCCTCATGGCTCTTGAACCCAAGCCGCACCGCCTCAAGCTCCCGTTCCTGCGCATCGATCCGCGACTGCAACTCGTTGTTGCGGGCCGCGAACTTTTCGTAAGGAACGGTAGTAGGCGTCTTGTTTCCGTCGCTGGCGTCAGTGTTTAGAGACGCATCGCCATCCTGCACCCCGGCGTCTGCGGGTGCCTGCGAATCGGAAGGTTTGCCAGATTGAACCGGGCTGGAACCCGTGGTGTCCGTCGCCTCCACGTCACCGTCTGTTAGAGGCTGTTCCTGCACCTGCGCACCCGGACGATAGACCGGTTCCGCAAGCAACATCTCCGTCAAATTATCGGACATAAAACTCCGTTACCACTGCGGGTCGGTTCCGGGTTCATACCCCGGAGGGAAGATGCCTGCCAGGAGGCGCGGGTCCTTCGTTTGCGTCGCCGATTCCGGCACAGGAGTCATGGGCACGTCACGCTGGCTGTCCTGAATGCCGAACTGCTCCACTTCCGGCTTGTAAATCGGCCCGTAAATCTGCTCCACAAGGGCGCGAAGCGCAATCCGCGCCTCTTCCTTATTCACATGCGTCGAAAGCGTGTAGGTTTCCCCGGCGGTCGCAATTCTCACCGTGGTAATTCGTCGCGCCGTGTTAGGAATGATGGTAAATCCAATAACGCTCGCTACTGGAATTATACCACCGTCTTCCGTCTCAATTGCGCCGTAGAAACCCTCCATATCGATCGCCGAGGGCTTGGGAGTGTCACTCAACACGAGTTTCGGCGTCTGATCGACATCGAACGGCCCAGGCGCAGCGGATTCAGCCTGATATTTGCGCATGGGCATTACTTCTCGCCTCCACCCGCGCATCCGGGACATTCATCGTTGCCAGAAGACGGGTTCCGATGCCATCCCATGGAGAAAGCGCGCTCCTTCATCTCGCTCTCGCCCATGCCGGCGTTGCCCTCGAACTTGCTTTTGCAGCCTTTTTCGTCACAGGACATCACCGGACGGTGTGAAGCGTCGTAAAGCGACACCGCGCCGCCTTTTCGGCCCTTCATCCCCTCAACTGGGACCATCTTTATGCTCACTAGTAGCTCGCTTTCCGCGCCTTGTCCATGGCCTTCTCGGCCTTATGGCGATACGCGCCGTGCTGCGCCGCCGTGACCTTGTTCAGAGCCGGATTCACCTTCTTCGCCTTGGCGCTAGCGTGCATCGCCCCGGCCGCAATGATGGCCTGGGCGTTGCGCATCGGGATACCCTCTTTGCGAGCCACGCTCGCGCTCGCGGATTTGAACGACACGGTTATTTCTCCTTGTTCGGGTCACCCTTCGCGGGCGTTTGCGGCTTCGGCGCATTCATCGCCTTGAGTTCGTCGGGGTCGTCCGATGGCAGCCCCAGCATTTCGGCGATTCCGATCTGCATATTCGTGCCCGGATCGACCTTGATGCCGATATTCGCGGTCGGAACCACGCTCTGGGCATGGTACATGGCGACGTCGTGATGGTGGTCGGATTGCTGCGCCTCAAGGGCCTGTTGATGCTCCTGGGCGCTCAAACGGCCGTCCGCAGCGGCTTTTGCCTGGGCCTTTGTGATCTCAAGCCCTTGCAACACCTGCCCCTTCGCCTGCTCGTACTCGATTTTACCCTGCGTCTTGACGGCTTCGATCCCCGCCGCGTGCTGCTGATCAAGCTGCTGCGCCTGCAACGCCTGTTGACCCTTCATCTGCTGCACCGCAGCCGGGTCAGGCTGCATCGACTGCACCTGCTGGATCACATCGTCAAGATGCTGCGCGAAGAGGTCGGAGCGGTCCAATTCCATCACCTGCGCCAGCAGTTTCAGCATCGGGAGATTCTGCGGCTGGAACATCCCGGCCTTCGCCATGTCCATGTACTGCTGGATGCGCGCCGCCGGCGTCTTCGGCGTGGCCGATCCTGGCGTCACCGTGACCCGCACACGGCCCCCGTCACGCAGCGCCTCGAATGAGCGTACCGCCCTCATGATGTTCTGAGGATCGCCCTGCGTACTCACGGCGATTAATCGCTCTTCCTTGTAGAACTGAGCCGCCAAAGCGATTTCGATTTCCGCGCGGGTCGCCTGAGCCTGCTCGATGTTGTTCACGAACTCGGCCATCTGCGTGTTGTCGGACTGCGTGAGCAACTCAATCGCGTTCCCAGCCGTCACGCCCGCCGGAACCTGCCCGTTCGACACCTCGTGAACGCCCGCAATGTCCTCCATCATGCCCTTGTAGACTTCGATGACCTTAAACCACTCGGGATTGATTGGAGGTGCCGGGTGGTACACAGGCTGCGCAGCGGGATTATCCGTCTTATAGTGAATCTTGACGAGCATTCTCATGCTCTCATAGGCATCCACGCCGATTTCCGTCCCCTCGGGCACGAGGACGGCCATCCGATCACTGTTCAAACGGTCCTGAACACGGGATAAAGCGACATTCAGATAATATTGTAGAGAAATGAGGCGATCGACGAAGTTCGGTGCCCACAATGAGCCGAACCGCGTCTCGTATTCGAGTGGGACGAATGGCAGACGGTTGTTTTCAAGACACCAGTCGTAAGGCAGTTCGGTCTTGTATTCAAGGAGGACCTTGCCGCCGACATCGATCCGACGCCCTTTCGGGTAGCGCGGCGTCGGAAGCTGCCACATTTCAAGCAGAAGGGCCGTCTTCTCCCCGGTTGGCAGCCTGGTGTTCGTTCCAAGAACCCAGTCAAGCCGCGTCTCCATGTACTCGTAGGTCGAAACGGTGTCGGACTTGACCCACTTCCCGCGCGCGTAATTCTCGGCAAAGTACCGGAGCGGATATCGCTTTGCATGGATGATCCAGCCAGCCTCATCCCAGCTTCTCGCCCTCGGGTCCGGGTAAATCTCCCACGGCGGCACAACCAGCTCGAAGATTTGCCCCACACTGTCCATCTGGTGAACGACGCCTTGCGGCCCGACATTGCCTGCCTGGGCAGGGACGGGGGCCATGGCGTTCGGGTCCCAGCCGATTTTAAGGAACGATGTCGAAGTGATGAGCGTGGAGTCGACCCAGAGGCGGGTCTGCTGCTGGCGTTTGAAGAGGCGGTCGAAGTGGTCGAGAAGGTCGCGGGCTTCCGGAGCCGCCGCCACGTCCTGCGGCCGATCCGATTCGGGAGCCACGGAAGCGTCGGGCTTGTTCATCGTCGCCCGTGACTTGACCTTGTTCTTCAGTGGACGGATGAGGTTGCACGTCACATAGCTGCGCGCCGGGTCGTTCTCATCCTGAAGCGTGCGCAGACCGATTCCGCTCTTGAGTTCGACCCACTGATTCCCCTCCTCGTACGCCGTCGCGAGGAGCCATGTCTGCTCCAGGAGCCGCTTCGCTTCCGCCGAATGTTTGTGCTGCTCGTGGACCCAGTTGACGATCTTGTCCTCTTCATCGTCTTGCTCCAGGTCCGGCAGCGTTGTGTCGGCAGGCTCAAGCTCGCCTTCGAGGTTGTCAGGATCACGCGGTTTTGCGGGGGCGAATACAGGCATTTAGGCAAAATACCGTTTCTTGTGCTCGATCCCGGCCTTAATCGTCTGCATCCAGCCCTCAGCAGGGCGGAAACACCTTGCCAGAAGGATGATCGCCACAGTGTGGAGGATAATATCGAGCACGAGCAGCGTTATGAGGATTGTACCGAAAAAGATCGTCATTTCAGCACCTCCGCGATATAGGTAGCCGTAGGAGGATAGCAGTCGTACGGAACCTCTTCGAAAGAGGGATGATACATAACGAGTCCTAGATTATCATGTCCGTATTCGGGGCGTTGCACAATGGCAACGCATTCGGTATCATCAGGAAGCGCTTCTGACAATGAATTCGATCGACAAAACGTGATCTTGAGACACCCGGACAGCACGCCCATAATGTCGTTCGCACCAACATACACTATGACAAACCGACGATCTTTGTTAACATGCATAAAATATTCTCACGCCATATAACCTCTGTATCCACTGCGCCGCTGCTCGTCCCACTTTTGCAGGACGTGATGAGCACCGTCGCGAGGTAGAGGAGCTGCCGCAGATGGTTCAACTGAAAGCCTTGGCCTCTGAATTCCGTAGCGTAGAATACCATCGCAGGCATGATCTTCTAACGTTGTGTCGCAATCTTCAGGTTCTCTGTCCGTCGAAACCATCAGAGGGATGGTCCGAATCAGGTTCGGGCAGCGATCCTTGAATACAAGGACGCCACCAACTTCGCGCTCTTGCCCTGTCGTATCCGTGATAACGTGCCTCGCCCGCATATACTGCTTCACGCGCTTCCATCCATCGATTCGCTCATTGTTCGCAGGAACGCACTTGAGACCGCCCTGCCAGAAGTCTTCGACCGTGTATTCACCGACGCGCTTTGCCGGGTCTTTCGGCGGAAATATAGCGGGATCGGTGTAGATCACAACCTGCTCGGGCTTATATCCGCATCCCTCTATCACGCGCTTTATCCCAAGTACCTGTTCCTGATTTGAGTGCAACGCATGATAGTATTCGCCAATGATGTAGACGTTCCCTTTCTCGTCCGACGTCAGAAGCCCGAACGCCGATGGCCTGGCCGTGCCATGATCGAAACCGCCCCAAACCGCCCAGTGTTTAGGAATGACGATGGATGAAGACCACACTTCATGAACGCTTTCGCCCTTGTAATCGCTCGGAACCCATTCATCGAAGAATCGTCCACCTACCTCCAGGAACTCGGCGTCGATCTCCTGGGATGCGATCCTTGGCCCCATTTCGGCCCGCATTGCCGTAATCTCTGTCGGCAGGATGTACGGGTTATCGCTTGTCGGCTTCTTCCAGCACCGCCATTCAGGAAGGTCCGTATTCGCCCCGCGCTGGTAAAGCTCCCAATAGTCGTTTCGACCTTTCGGTGTGGAGAAGAACCAGGCGTCTCCCTGAAAGTCGGCAAGGTTAGCGCGAATCGCTTCAAGCCATGCACGCATCAACCAGCGGACCTTAGCCGCCTCATCAATGATCACACGGCCATACTTACGGCCACGTGAGCATTCCGGGTCGCTATCCAAGGACCAGCATTCGATGACGCCGCCCGTGCTCAGTTCGATGCGCTTCTCAAGCTCGCTACGTCGCGTGGTAATAGGGGCAAGGATTCGGAGTAGCGAACGCCAGTTCTCAAGCAGGCTCTTGTAGTCCGGGGAGAACCAGCCAACCGGCTTGCCGGATAAGGCCATATCCATGGCAAGGTCTTCGCCCAGGATGGACTTGCCAAAACGCCGCCCACAGTTCACAACATTGAATCGGGCAGCATTCGCCTTGATCTCCTGCTGCCCCGGATGGAGCGTCGGACGGCCTTCTAGTTGTATGTCCGGTTTCTTCCCCGACTCCTTCTTCTCCAACAGCGCCAACACCGCCTGATCCTCCTTCGCGAAGAACGGCAGGAGGGCAGCGAGCGTCTCGGGATCGTCGAAAGGGATGTTCATTCCGGGCACGAATCGCACGGGCAATGGTCAAGGGCCGGCGAGTTCGAACGACGGCAGCGCGGGCAGATCCAGCCGGTGGGGACTGAGAGACAACCAATTATCCTGGATGCCAATTCGTCATGCGGCTTCCCGCTGCACATATGCTGTGATCTGGGCGCTATCCACTTCCCGCAAGTCATGCAGTGATTGCCTAGCAACTCGCCACGGTTACACATGTCGTCACTATAGTTCGTCATCTTCGTGCCCATCCGCCATCTCCCCCTCGATTACATCCCCCTGCGCCTCCAACCTCGCCTTAGCCTCCTGCGCCCTCTTGATCGCCGCCGCCAGCCATTCGGCCTGAGCCTGCGGATTGCTTGCTATCGCATCGGCTATAGCCTGCGTGTTGGCATCCGCCGCACCCTCCAGCTCACGGCGCAGGCCGTGCATGATCTTCGCACCGTTCGTTAGCTCGGAAAGGGACGCCTCGCCGATCTTTTCAGGCGTTATCCCGTTCAGGATGAGGTCCAGCTTGGAACTGACGGTCGTGTGAAGCTCCTGGTGATTGCTGACGTACAGGCAGTCAGGAGGGAGCGGGGATGAAAGATTACCACCAGTCATGTTACGCCACCAGTTCCGCAGGGTGAACTCAGAGCATCCGACTTGCGCGGCGACTTGCGCGAAGCTTTGCCCGGACCGGACCATCAGGAGCGCCGTACGCCGATCGTCCTCCGTGTAGTCCTGGTACTTCCGAGGCCGCGTACACTCTACGCTGCCACGTTTGTAGGGCTTGCGGTCCTGAGAGGGGGCGAGAATGCGCTTAGTCCTTGCCATGCTTCTATTTTACACCATCGAGCGACAAGCGATCACTTGCCCGCCCTCCACCGCTCGCACGTCGTGAGATGGTACGGACCCGGCTCTAGCTTGTCGTTGCCACAGTTGCAGTCGGGCCAACCAGCCCCGGTGACAGGTGTGGAACTTGGACCAATATTACCGATGATGCGTTGCATCTCCTCAATGCTTATGTCACAGCCGGGGGCAGGAACTCGCGCCGATACTGGTAGTGGTGTGCCGGGTGTAGTAACACCGTGTCCGATATATCCAAAAAGCTTCCAAAAAGGATGATTACATGAAACCAATTGACCCGGCTTCGCCGCCTCCGCATCATCAATCTTCATCTCGTCCCCCTTACCAAGCTCTTCGACGCCATCGCCGCCGGAACCTTCTCAGCCTTCACGACGATCTTCATCCGACGCGGTATCTTCCTCACCGTGCCATCCGCGCCATTAACGTGGACGTGCGTTTCATCCATCCACGCTGAGAAGCCAGGGAGGGCCGCTACGGGGCCGCAGTAGCCCTTGTCTTCGCTCTTCAGGCGAAAGCCTGCGACGGGTTGATAGTTCTTCATTTGTTCACCCCAAGCAACTCTTCAACACGCCTTCGTGTCGCCGGATGTAGCGTCATCTTGTCCTTGTTCTCGTTGTACCACTTTTTCGTATTGTAGTTCCCCTGAGCCATGCCTGCACCGCGCCAGTCAGCAATCATCTCACGGATGAAACGATCGGGCATCGGCATGATATCCATCGTGCCATCGTCGTTCCTGAGCAACCAAAACTGCCAATGATGCGGATTGCGGTGAATGTGTTTGAGCCATGCGACGTTGAACGCACACTCACGCTTGGCAAGAGCGGCGGCATAGTCTGGGCAGACTTCACCATAGAAATACTCCGCGTACGGAAAGAACTCATCCGGACGGAACTTACTGAAGTCGTGGACGATCAACTGCCACAGCGGAACGCGCAGCTTCCGGCCTTCGCGGAAGACGAAGTATTTGTGGCGAAGGATGTAGCGGAGATACTTAAAGATCACTTATTCTCCTTCGGAAGCAAACAGTATAAGGAACATAACGATACACGCTACCACGAAAATGATCACATTCGCCTCCACAGCGCCACCGTCTCATAAATGGCCGCACACAGTATGATCGCAAAGCCCCACGTAAGATGATGCGCCGCGCTCTCCATACCGAACGCCACGCCACTGCCAAACCAGAACAAGCCGCAGTACGCAAGTCTATTCCTCATCTCTTCGCGATGCCGGATGTTGGCCTGACGCCCCGCTTCGGCAACTAAGGCTTGACGAGCGCGGTGGATGCGCTCGATTTGATCGCTGAGAGGATCGCTCATTTCGGGCCTCTTACTCGCACTATGTTGAGAGGAATGCGGTTCCGGTGCGATACCTCCGCACGGACATAACCTGATTGCCCAGTCAGGCGTTTCAACGCTTCCTCGCAATCCTCCCGCGTCTCAAAGCCCGCACAGAAGATCAGGTTCTCAGTCCCGCGCACTTTCTCGACAAAATCAACGATCGTATAGATAACGGTACGGCGAGCGTTGAACGGTTTAGTACAAACTGCACACCTCTCGCTTGCCGCCCGCACGGTGTACGCCTGACGTTCTTCGGCAAAGGTTACTCGGTCGCCTGGACATAAAGTCATCCGATACCCCCATAGGTCTCGTGCTGCTCGGCCAGTATTGCAGATCGGCGCAACGCATAACCAGCGTCCAACTCCGCGCGATTGTCTGCGCACTCCTGATTGCAGTACAAGGCCTCTCCGACCATAACACGGCCCTCTGTGTCGTTGCTGACATGGCTGTCACACCAACCGCAGGCAAAACCACCACCCGCGCGCAAGATACTCCTCTTTGGTCGGCGGATTACTCGCATCGTCGAACTCAGGTGCTCGCTTCGCCCGGCGATCAGTGAAATCACAGGATGCCCACACATCGGAACCGCCGCGTTTGGCATCCTGCGCACTCTCGGCAAATACGATCTCCTGGTATTCACAAGATTCGCTTGCATCGCTCAACACGTAAGCCCGCATTACCTTGCTCATTCCGCCGCCTCCCATCCGCTCCGCGCACTCGCCTCAACTCCTCTGGCCGTGTACACCACGAGATCATAGACCACGCGGCCATTCTCCATATGCCGCTTCGTCAGGCACACGGGCGTACCCTCCAGGCCGTCAGAGATGCGCCGGACGCGAGCGACGGAGACGATGTAGGGACAGCCTTCGTGGCAGGGGTGGATGTCGGTCACTCTGCAATCTCCCAGTCCGTGGCAAGAATCGATTGCCATGTTACAGCACCCTTCACGTCGTCCAAGGAGCGGTAGTTGTACTCAATGCAATTTGGACGCCGCACCTTCTTCCCCTGACGCATCGCCGCAAGTGCCTCCTCAAATGTCAGGCCGGTCGTCTTCTTAATAGGCTCGGGCACGATCTCCCAATCGGTTGCCAAAACGGAACTGGATTCAATTATCGCCTCCGACCACGTATCTTCACTCCAAAAATGGATCATCCCACCATTAAGGATGTAATAGGTACATTCGCCCCACGACGGGCGCTTCACCGTCTTCCCAGCCTTCAGCGCAGAAAGAGCTTCTGCGAAGGTAAGACCGGTCGTCTTGACTGAGTTATTCGGGATTTCCGAAGGACTAGGCTTACGCTCGTTAAACCAGGCTTCGAACTTGGCGCGCTGCTGGTCATAACGGGCACGCTGAAGACTGTAAATGGTCTCATCTCGCCGTTCCTTCATCTCCTGGTTCCACTGCTCACAATACGCCGATTTCACTTCAACCATTCGCTCCAGGCACCCGAAGCAAACCATGAAACCCAGCCCCTCGCCTGGAAACGACACCACAAGGTATGGTCCCCAGTGCGAATCGTCAATCTCGCATACGCCAGTTTCGGTAACTTTCATCATTACCCCTTGAATAACTTCACCTGATCATGATCCCGCCAGCCGCGCAAGTAGCCGTACCAGTAGCCAGCGAGAAGAGAGACGGCGACAATACCGAGGAGTTCCATAAGGCTTAACGCTTCCTGCCACGACGCCACGCATTGGCGACCTCGCGGCACTGCGGGCACAGATAGCCCTTAGAGGGCCGCTTGCATGCTGTGCAACGTTTTTGTTCACGAAGCCTTGCACGGCGTTCACGTTGGTATTCGGCGTACTGCTCGCGGGGGTAGTTCACTTCGCACTCCTCACAGCCGCCAGCGCAGCGCGCATGATGGCGATGCCGGGATGCTTCCCACCACCCTCATGACCGGAAAGCCCGTCATAATCCCAGTCTTTACCGAATGTGACAGACCACTCGTACTGAGAACTAATCGGAGAACCGAGATCGATCAGCCACCCATCCGCCACCATCTTCTCCACGATCTCCCACGCTGCCCGCATGTCGCGCCAGGGTTGCCATTCATGCCACTTGCCATCGTGATAGACTTGCATCATGGGGTTGTCTGCATCTGATCGTGACGCGGTGTCCCAATCCATAACATTATGTGCCACCGCAACGGCTAGATCGATGTCGGAGAGCGTGTCAATGTCAAGCTGTTCCATCTCATCTCCTAAAGTCTTCTGACTGCGATCCGGATTGTCCGGGACGAGATTTCAAGTCTTGCCTCCTATCGGCATGGTTGCAAAGGCCGACTTTCCAGGCACACGGAAGAACGTGCTTTCTCGCAGTCAGATCGTTGCGCGGTGCAAGATTCGAACCTGCAACCTCCAGTGGCATTTACTGTTGTTCTCCCGGTTGAACTAACCGCGCATATGGCTCTAGCTCTCGGTCACATCGTCGCTGCCTGAGCTTTCCTGCCCCGCCGCCATCCGCTTCCTCGCCGCGTTCTCACTGCGCTTCATCCCGCCCTTGCGACCAACCTCCGCGAAGAACTCGGGGCCACGTTGTGCGACGATATCGCCGCCCTTCTTGCCGATATCGCGGTAGAAGTCAGGGCCATACTTCACACTCGTAGCCGATCCACCCTTCTGCCCCGCCGATCTCGCCAGTTCCGGGTCAGCCGCAAAGCCGCCGCGCTTGTCGTGCTCCTGGCTGCCGCGATGGGCTTCGGCGATGCGTTTTGCGCCTTCTGATCCGGCTTTCGGGCCTGGTTTAGCCATTGTTGACAGTCTCCTTCACAAGTGTTGCTTTCTTCAACCAGGATGCCTTGATGGTCTTGTACCATCCATCCACCTTGATATCAAGCGAATCGCCGTTAACCGCAATGATCTCGTATCGGCGCATGACAGGCTTCGGAGAATTGGCGTAACCCACTTTCGGCCGCTCCCAGACCTGACCCGCTTTGAAAACTGTGTTATCCATTACTCCGGCAACCCTTCTATCGCCATGCCCGCCACCACGCCGATAGTGCAGCCCTCAAGCCATACCAGATGCGTAACGCCGAACGCGTTCAGAACCGCAATCGTGACAGCAAGAGCAGCGGAGACGATGCACGCAGTCATTTTGAGCTTGCTCAATTCCGAAGACCCTCCGGCAGTTCGAAGTCAACGGAGATAAGCTCGTGAGCGCGGTCATAGGCATCCTCCTCGACCATCTTCTCAATCTCTTCCTGTGACAGTCCTTCGAAGTCAGAAGCATCATACGTCAACGTAAATGGACGCTTGCACCCTACAATGTCCATACTCACACTGCACTTGATCTTGATTTCGCTCAATTCCTGCTCTCCTCGCTGGAAGACAACAGCGCCGCAATAATCTTCTTCGGACGCCACTCCTTCGAACCGGGACGGTGGACATGCTGGTACCATGTGAGCGCAATCAGTATTCCGGTACCGCCCTGCTCCATCGTGTCCCAGCCGCGACCACCCAAGATCCACGACTGATACGACTCCGACTGCGCCTTGCGGACGTCAGGAAGCGCGCGGCAGGCAACCAGAGCTTTTCCAAAGAGGAAGTCATTGATCTGCTTGCGCTGCTGTTTCGTAAACGGCGGATGGTTAGTGAAAGTAGGCGATGTCAATTCCGCTCCTCCACGTTCAACCGGATCGCCGGATAGTAAAAGATGCGATCCTTTGGCATCGGCAACAACCGGTCATCCGTGACGTACCAGATGAACTTACGCCGGCCGCTCGGGAGCTGCCACAGCGTGCCGTTCTCCGTCAGCACCATCTCGCCTTCGACGTCGCGGCAAGCTCTCCAGGCGTTGTCAAGGCAGATGTAGCGCTCGCCGTTGCGGTTAGTCATTGACTGACCTTCTCCCAGTCACGCACTGCCTCTTCCATGGCGTCGTACTCCAGAGTGTCAACCAGACCGTTGACACCATCGCAAGTCACGCTGATAACGGCTAAGGCCGCTTCCGCCACCTTGCGCAACGCCGCCACTTCGGCACGGGACGGCGGGCGATAGACGAGTTCGGCATCGTCGTCATAGAAGTTGATATCCCGGTTGTGTTCGTCAATGCCACGGTGGGCCCGAGAACCGGTGATATATTGAGACACCGTGAACTCCTCCCCAACCGCGACCATCTCGCCGAACACCGTCTTACACCGTTTGGTCGTTCGCACCACGTCACCCGGCCGGAACTTCGGTTCGCTCCCCATCCTGAACCTCCTCAATCGGGCCGAATACCCAGAGACCGTTTTCTTTGTCAAGCGTAACAGGATACGTTTTCGGGACCGGGCGAATACCGAAACCTTGCATTATCGACCGTACGGATATAAGTTTCCTGTCGTTATTGGTGACAGTAACCTTAGGGCAACGTTCATCATCAGTGTGACGAACACCAATAAACCCAGTATCCCTGTCGAACCACACTTGACACCGGTTATTTATCGGTATTGAATTAGCCGCCTTATTAAACAACAAGTGCGACTCATCAACGCGCACAGTCATGCACTTTGATGCAAGCCCGTAATCCGCCTGGATAAACGCCATCAGCTCTCATCCTCCCCTTCCCGCTCCCGATCGAATGCCGCGACCATGGCACGGGCGCAAGATTCGCAGATGTCGGAACTGGAAAACCCGGATTGCCTTAACATCGCACACGTTTTGTACTTGCCGCAGATGTCGCACGGGTATTCGGTCGATATTCTGAATACCGGATCATCCATGGTTCTCGCCCTTCCGCTTCCCCCGCCGCGCATCCGCCGCTTTCGCCGCATTCTGCGCCCGCGCCGCCTTCTGCGCGGCGCTCTTCATCAACCCGCCGCGCCGGCCACGCTCCCGCGCCATCTCCGTCACGACTGACGGCGTGTCCAGGATGACGCCAGCAGCGCCGCAGGGGTCACCAGAGAGGATGCCGCGCAATGTTTGTTCGGTATCGTTGTCCATTGCATCCATTATACAGGAGGTAGCGGCCTATGTCAATATCCTGGGCTGGTTTAAAATATGTGTTGACAACGTGAGCGGCTTATGATATACTGATGTCAGTTGAGGGGAAGAGGAGAGAA